TCCATAAATTATAACCTGCTCTCGCAATAATTAAACTGTCTGCCCGATCATAAGAACCGGGCTTTGGATTTCCTTGCTTTGTATATTCTACCACAAAATTTGGTTCATTGTCAAGAACATATTGGAGAACAACTTTTTTTGCTTTTTCTCCACGAGGTATTTTGATTCCATTTGATTTTCGAGCAGTTGATGCTCCAATATATTCTGGTTCAATTCCTACTACGTCTAAACATATGTAAGATACTATACCATTAAACTTCGCCAATGTCAATAAAGTTTTTGCTGAAGAAAATCCAGGTCTAAAAGCTTGCAGGGATTGTTCAACGAAAATGTGTTCGATGCGAAATTTGATAGTTAAATCTAATAATTTGCTTTTAACAAATTCTGCTTTTGTATACGGACTTGGAAAACGGTTTTTGTTTCTCATATCCCAAGCTTCACAATATAATATTTTGTCAGTGTCATCAAGAACAGTAGCACCAGTTATTGATGTTGAAATGTCTAAACCTAAGATCACTATTATATTATACTAAAAATCCAATTTAAGTTTAAACGTGAAGTCTCGATCTTCAGTTTTTTTAACTGGCGTAGCTAATTTGGCAATCGCCAAAAGATTTCTGTCGTCATCATAAAGTCCAATTTGAGAAATGTAAGTTTGTTTTTTAAAACTAGCACTGTGATGTGAGTGGGAACTAGTAACTATATTTTTAATCGCCGTTGTATCATCTTCAAAATAACGTGACATACTGGATGTAATGTCAGGCACTCCACCAGAGCCAGTCTTTTTGTACGTAGGGTTACTTGAATGATTTAACACACCTTTTGGAGCATGAGCCAACATTGTTAACGTCGGGACATAATTTATCCCTTCAAATTCCATGGAATAGCTAGAAGAATAAGCTGCGCCGGGCGTGTATGTAGAGTCGTTCGCTCCGTTTGCAAAAAACAACCAGGCTGGGCTTGTGGCGCCTGGAGCATAGACATCAGTAAAGGTATCCGGATGAAGATCCCAAGATCCAGTTAAAATAAGAAACCCTTCATTATATAATACAACGCCGGCCACATTGCCGGTAGCATGAACTGAACTGGTAACTTCAATCAATTCTCCATTTTTACCTATATCCTGCAGCTCTGCCAACAAAGCTCCGCTTACATAATATTTTAATCGCACAGATCCTTTTCTTATAGAAGAACCATAGAAAATGGAAGGAATGCTTATTAAGCTTAATCGTTGTGAATTTTTTTCACAACCTTGAACATTAGATGACGAATAAGCGTAATGTGGGCTATTGATTATATAATAATCTAAAGTATTTTGAAGAGCATTAATGTGATCTCGCGGACTATCTAAAACAGAATGAGAAAACATTATAGATGCAGACAATGGATAAGATCCCTCCATCTGATCCCCATATGCATAATCAGTATTAAATTGACTGGTTGCGACAGTTTTAAAAGATGTCAGACTTCCCTGCTTAGTTATGAAAGGAAATATTAGTTGCCCACTTTGCCGATCAACATTTAACTCATACAGGCTAACATACCCATATGGAACATGATTTAAGTCATCGTCTGTTCCAGGTCGTATCCAATTCGGATTGTTGTTATAATAAACTTGCCCATCATAGATAAAAAATTCACTTTTAGGATAAGTTTTTATTCTATTATGAAATATATCAGTTGGTCCAAACTTATAGTATGGCATTTTTTAATAATCCAGACGCACCCTCATTGTCAGCTCTGTATCGGGCGTTTTTTTCAGAGGCTCAGAAAGCTTGGCAACTGCTAATAACTCATTGTCAGCGGAATATAATCCAACTGTAGTAATATATGATACGGGCTGATCTAATGAAGTGTTTTTAACTTGAATTTTGCTAGCGCTCAAGTAAGTTGGATTTGCGCTATAATTAAATTCATTATGATTTGCTCTGCAGAAATAAATTGTTGAATTTAATTCTGTTGTATTATTAAAGGAAATACTTTGAATTCTATTTCTTATGGCATCGGCAGAAGCTGATATCGCAGACCCTGTTAACACAGCACCAAAAGTGGCGCCGCGATTATCATCAGCAAGTCCATAGTTCATAGGAAGCGGAACTGGATAATCCAATCGTGATCCTGTAACGTGGTCGAGAAAATGATCAGAAGCAGAAAGAACAATTATACCAGCCTGATAAAAAATGAGACCTGATGCTCCACCGCCTGTGGACCCGGCGCCTTGCGCCGAGGCAGCTACAGGGCCCTTGATCAATGCAGAAGAAGCATCTGTAACTCCAGCAATAACAGATGCCGACAACAAACCATATTCTCCAGCTGGAGAGTCTGTGTAGAACGATCCGGTGCCGGAATTGTCATGAATTTTGCTGATTGCTAGCCAATGTCCTGCATCGGTTGTGTCGGGGGATGCATTAGAGCCGGTTCCCATATGTAGGCTAAAAGAGCCTTTTTTAATTTCGTCCTTTACCAACAAACGTGAAAAACTAATAAAGTAGCATTGAAGAATGTCATCCCCGCCAGGAATTTTGAATTTCTTAATTGTGCCATCGGTATTGTGACCCATAAGAATTTGAGCCATTTGATTATATATGTTTAACTTGTCGCTATTTTGGTAATTTTCTGTTCCATCAGTGTTGTGCCAAATCTTTCCGGTGTGAGATCCTTCTGAAGATTGGTGCCATCGTGAAGAAGAATGGTATCCGCAAGTGATATCAAAAATATGATTTGCAGATGAACTTAGATACGGATAATCATAAACTGATTGGAACAAACCATGAGAATAATTTTTAATATTATTTTCAGATCCAAGCTCAATGGAAACAGCACCATAGGTGCCAGAAACAATCGTCCCTGTAATAGGAATCGCTTCATGAAGAAGCGTCCTAGTTGTGGAAATATCATTATTTGCGTAAGTTTTAAATGTTGTAGCCATATTTTTTACCTTTTTTAACCGCCATCTACTCGTTTAACGTATCTAATTGGAATATCAATTCTATATCCAGTTGTGGCGCCTGTGATTCTAATTGTTGAGTCAATGTAGTGCACTGTGGCGTCGCCGGTGGTCGCGCCGCTTGTTGTTGGCGAGTCGGTGGCGTTGTCACTAGCTGGAAGAGTCCATGCATTGAAATTAGTTGTACCTAGTCTTTGAAATAAGAAATTGCTCGTTTGTAGCTCTGTTGAGGCAGCCACCTTGAATATTAACCTTGTCCCTCGTGGACCTTTCAGCTCACTGTTGGCCGCTTGGGTATCTGTTACTGGCTCTGTCCACCCGGTAATATCTCTGACAAACCCGTTATCGGTTCCCAATGATAAGAAATAACTAGCAATATTGTCATCATCAATAAAAGATACCGCTGCTGGATTACCAACGGCGCCGGGGACGACGAATCCGGAATTGACAATCGTTCCCAATCTATTGTCCATTTCAATTATATATTGAGTTTCAATTAAATCGCTCGACAGCCTGTGTTTCGGATGAATCTCATCAGTGTTGAGGCCCTGGTCTACCTGGATATATACTTCCTCACCTTTTCCAGGCTCAAAACCGTTCATGTGACCATCCAGGGAAGGGGTATCGGCGGACGTGGGGATAAGGCCGGGGATTAAGCCATTTGAATTTGGATTTAGAGTTGGTCTTCCCGATCTTTCATCAACGGTGATAATATATTTTCCATCGGCTTTTCCATAAGAGGCGTTGGTGCGGCGACGTTCGTTGGACACATTCAGAAGAATCACCGGAAGATATAAAAGATTTGTTCTAGGAATGGAAAGTAATTTACTTTTCATCATAGATGTGTTGTTCGTAAACGCTTCTAAAATAGGAGTCTGCAGAACAGTTAAATCATAATAGGCGCTGCCGGAAGCATGATTTTTATTATAATTGTTATAATTAATTTCATCATCGCCTAAAGCAAATTTTGTAATTTTAAAAGTGCCATCTCCTTTTGCAAGTCTCATTCTTCCGGTATCGGTTAATACAGCATCAAGAATAATATCTCCGCTATTGTCAAGAAAAGCCATAAATTCACTCCTTTTTATATTATAAGTAGTTCTTTTTTTATAAAAAAGTTATTTTTTAAATAACTCTTTAATCAGAAACCGTTGCAGAATCAGAATCCATAATATCCTCTTTCTTTTTCACTTCTATGTTCATGTGCTTGGTTTCAAAAGCAACATTAATATCAATTTTTCTACCAGTCTTTTTTGAAATAAGTCTAATTTTAAAATGTTTTTCTGGGCCGCGATTAAAAATAGTTTCTTCAGAGTGCCCTAAAACAGGAGATATGCCAACTGCTGTTTCTCCAATGCCATCTTCTCCAAATTTTATTTGTGTTTCCTTTTCGTTAATAAATCTTTGTTCTTCAGTTGGAATTACTGAAATATACTTCTTCATACTTTTAGTGCTTTTAAGCTTCTTTTTTTCGATTTCAAAGATATCAATCAACAAGTAGATTGCTCCACTATTATCAATTAGTTCCACTTTATAAATTTCGGTGGGATTTGAAACATGGCCATGTATGTCTTTAACCCTAAAAACATAATAATATTTTGTATTGGGAGTAAGATTATCAACGAGGGAAAAAGATGAAAATCCTTGTGTGGTTCCGCCTTCGGTAGGGCCGACATCGTGTTCCCTCATGGTACCTTTAAAATCTTGATAACTAGTAGGCTCGTCTGTAGTTCTAAATACTTGGAAAGATTGTGGAGGATCATCGCTTTGAAACTCTATTATAGATCCCTGAAGCAGCTCTTGTGCTTCATATATGTTTTTCAAGGATTCTTCGTCGCCATTTTCAGTTTCAATAACAATTGGTTCTTGTTTAACCTCTCCTGTGTTACTGCTTAAATTAATTAAAACTTGATTATTAACGTTCTTATACGGTATAATATTCACATTTGGAGGAATCGGAGGGCTGTCCATTATTCTAGTAGAACAAGAAAAATACGGCACTTCTATTATTTGAACGTTTGGTCTCGAGATAATATCAACATCCAAAGAAATATTATTTAGATCTGGCTGGTAAGTGCCCAGTCTAAATTTAAACCACTCTAGAGCTTTTGCTTTATTGGCGGCGTAAAGCTTCGCAAGATCGGAAGCAATCGACCCCTGACCGATTCCTGCGATGCCGCCGATGGCGTCGCGAGCTACACCTGCGAGCAAAGTCTGTAAACCCTGTAGATATCTACCAGCAAGTTCATATTCATATTCTGTCCCATAAATTACTCTCCAAGAAAAGACTTTATAATGATACTTTTTACCATACCTCAATTGAGTGTCAACGTGTTTAAGTATATCAAGTTTTCTTGTATTTGAATAATAATAATTTTGTACTACTTCTTTTGGCTCACCAGCTTCATCGCATATCCATTTTTCAATTCTATATGCAAGTGTTTCTGATTGTGCTGGGCGGCCTTCTAATATTTGTCTAAAACTTCTTGTTTTAATCTTGAGTATATCTGTAAATTTGGCCTTAAAAATTGTCATCATAAGGTTTTTTAAAAATTTACTCTGGCCGGCTGATTCCGGTGGTTCATGAAGCATATCGTAATATTCTGAATCGAAGTGCGCCAAAACAGTAAAGTCTTCTCCCTCTTTATTCTTATATATTTCTGCCCCTTTGTCTCGATATTGCCCAATCCAATTCCAAGCACTGTCATCATAAAGTCTAAAACTTCTTACTTCACGGGGTACATCCTTGTCAACAGCTGTCTCACCTCCGTGAGTGCCATAATGCATATGAGAATTTTTCTCGACTGTCTGCATGCTCCGCATGGAAGTAAAACGAAGATCTCTTTTCATCCCAGCGCCCCAATCTCCCTTTACCCCTTCAATTATGGTTTTTAAAATAGAACCGTCTAATTTGGCATCTACCAGCAAATCGGCCAAAGAAGTATTCGTATCGGTAGAAAAATCTATTTCGCAGAATATAGGAAACATAAAACGTTTGTTGTGATAGTCAAATAATTTTTTATTTGTTTCATAAGGTACCAAAACGTTAGAAGACTTTCGTTTAATCTTAGTAAAATTTGCTTTGGCGATGGCGTCAGCATCGTTGTATGCTTTAGACCATTTTTCAAAATACCGCCCCTTGCTTGATTCTCCTATTTTTTCCCCAGCTTCGTTTAACACGTCTTTAAACATCTTAGGAAGCTCATCCCACAACGTTATCTGCTTATGAGCGTCAGTGAAGCCAGCGTGTCCCGGGGCGAAATCGGGTTGGTCCTCCTCGATCAGAAAAACATTTATATCCGGCAACAATGCAGTATCATCAAGCCCATCTGCGCTAGCCCTCCAATTTAAACTTTCATATGCTCTAATATAAAAATTATAATCAGATTTACACTTATAATAAAGAGGCTTATTCATGTACGATGTCCCCTCCAACTCTTTAAAAGAAAACGGCTTAAAATAAGTTGTTGTGTAGTCAACATGTCTTCTTCCAGTATTTCTATAATAAACATTTGCCTTCTTCCAGTGATACACAAATTTTTGTTCATTTAAATATATATTCAAAGCTAATTCTGCTATTTCGGTCCGGCCGGGGTGGAATTTTTGTTGATGTTTGTCGAGAGCTTCCGGCCCGAAACCTGCTGCCCGAAAAGTTATTCTTTCTCTCCTTTCCGGAACCTTTCGATCATTAGTATACCAAGGTTCTATATCTACAAGATCGTGCTTCCAGTATTTTTTTTTCGTAATAAACTGTGGATATGCGACATAGTTTTGAATCGGGTCGAAGGATTCAAGTAGATTTTTCTGAAGTCCGTTTTGCTGTATCCAACATGCCCCAAGCGCACTGCGAACTTCGTCTTCTGTTTGTGTGCGAAGGTGTTTTGTTATATAGTTGTACCACTTGGTGGGGTGCCCCTTTTTTGCTTTAAAAAGGCCACCAACAAGAGCGTTTCTTTTTTCTTTCGTCAGCAAATATTTGGGAGATATGTTTTTGTCTTGAAGATAACGCTTATCATCATCAAAAAGATAAACTTTTCTAGGAGAAACAAGATTTTCTCCGTCCACCTGTTCCAAATGAAGCTCAATTGATTGAGCTTTTTCATTTCCGTTGTTACCTTTTGCCATTTTGATATTCCCTATTATATTCGTTCATCTAATTAGTCCCTCTTTTTTGTTGTCTTAGCTGTTTGTGCGAATTTGTTCGCAGCTGCCCGGGCGGAAATAGCTACCAGGTTTTTCCCTCGTGATTTGGCGGTGGCGGTGGCGTCGGGATCTAAAGGATTTTTAGTGTTCGGAACGAACGGAACAGCTTCATAATTTACCACCGAAACTGGGCCGGCACCCGATTGTCTTATTTCACCAGACACCGGGGCTTCGTCGGCTAACCGAGATAGGAGCGATCCTGGGAGGGGGGCCGCGCCGCCGGGAGCTACGATGGGCGCGAAGCCTTCCAAGGCCGACGCGGCAACTGAAGCGATATCAGTTGTAACAGATGCGCTTTTAGTTTCTACAGCGCTTTTTCCAAAGGCGTTGAGCGCGGCTTCGGTCAGGGCGAATTCGGCCGGAGTTTGCGGGGTTGGGCCTAAAGAAAGTAATTTTGCTAATTCTTTTTGAGAAGGTCCAGTTTTCAGAAGAAAATGTTGATTATATATTGGAAAATTAAATGATTCTATTTCTGGAACATTTAATTTACTATCATTATATCTCTTAATTCTACAAAGTATCCTGTTGTCACGGTCGCCCTTATAGGAGTTAATTATATCCCAATTCTTTTCTTCTATTTTTTTAAATATTGGTTTGTTCATTTGCGCTCCTACGTCATTGGCAGGACGAAGGTAGCCTGTCAACACTTCGACATAACAAAGGTCCATAAAATTTAAATAAAAGAACCCTAAAGCTTTGTGTCTTTTGTCTGGATTAAAAATTTCACGTTTTAAATCAAATATTAAATCATGCTCTACAATCTGGTGATGAACCCAAGTTGCGGGCTTCATCCTTTGTGTACAAACTCCAATCATTGACTTGTATTGATTTGGATAATCATACATGGCTTTAGAAGCATTCTCAGCGGTGTCAAAAATTATTTGATCAGGATTGTGAATATCGTAATCTCTATACGGACGAAACTTATACGATGGTGCATAAAAACGACTTGCTAGTTGAGTTAACACTTTGTTGGGATTTGTCAAATCATTAATGTAAGATTTAGCTTGAAAAGGCTCGGAGCTTCCCTGCCCTGCTGGATTTATTATGACGAGCGGCAGAACATCTATAATATTATCATATTGATTCACATCCCAAAAAATATTTTGGTGCCCACATATATCTTCGTTTTCATTATTTTCAATTTCAGCCTTAAAGCTTTCCATACTGCTGACAGTGCAGCTTCTATTCGCCATAAAATCGAGAAGGCCGCCACGAAGACGTTGTGTTGCTTTTACACGATAAGGATAGTTTTTTCCTACGGGATACGGGTCAAGCTCAACATTTAGGCCGTCATTATGTCTTAGCACATCTATCAACAACTGATTATATATGTCTGGTTCATAAAATTTATTGCTTCCTAGTAATGCTTCAATTAAAAGTTCATGTTGTCTATTTTTCCTAGTTCTTACGGCCATCGGACTAAAATAGGTATACTTTTGAGGGCTCAAAGGCAAATGGATCCCACTTTGAAAAGTTGGATCTAAAGTGAAAGAATTTTTATGGCCACCTCCAAAATATTTTCTCATTTCTAGATTAGCTCTCTCTCTATAATCACCAGTAGAAAGCAATGAAAGCTCAAAATCGCTTATAGGGGGATCAGACGTAAGATAATCTACTCCAAAATGTTTGTTTACGTCACTATCAAAAAGATCCTCTAAGTTAGAAAACTCTTTCCTCACTTTAAATGTCCTAGTTGCATCAATCTTTAGACTTTGTGGAGCCGTTCCAGCAAATTTTGGATCTGGTTGATCTTTTATAACAGGTCCGCTTATAGCAGCATTTAACATTCTTTCAATATTTGTAGCTAGATCAGAAACTAATTTGAAAAATATTCCAATACCCTCGGGAGATCCAACAATAGGATCAATTATCTTAACAAGATCATTAATAAGATCATCAGCATAATGGTCCCAGGTACTTGTCACCATCCCAAGAATGTCCAAATATTTTTTAACCATGGTTTTCAAAACTTGATTTTGTTTTGGAGAAGCTTTGGCGAGGAATGCGACGTTGTACAACCAAGTGTTTTCTCTTAACGAACCTGGAGAAAACACCAGAAGCATATCTTCTAAAAATTCCGGGCGGAAACTTTGCGCAATAACACTGTAATTAAGCCTATATCTTCTTCGTCCTGCAACATTTTTTCCTATAGGAGGAGATATCGCTTCCGGAGAGGAGATATTTTGTGATGTCGCGATGGTATAATATTTTTCAATAGCTGTCGATATATCGACTAATTCTGTTAACCTGCTCTCTATATAATTCACAGTCGGATCTTCAATCTCAATCTCAACATCGTATCTATAACGACCACTAGTTAACCCTGATATCTCATGATCAACACCTGTAAAATGTCTCATAAATGGATAATCCGATTTAACATCTTGCGTCATTAAATTGACCTCTTTTATAGCTCCCAAATTTCTTCTTGTAGCATCTTTATCTTTATGCTCTCCATCAAAGCCAGGATAGTCTATAACACTCAACTTTCTTGGGTGCAGTCTTGCCGCGCGGCCGCCGAAGACCGGGCCGGCACCCAATGCATCATCTTTTGTATGTACAAGCAGCACTGAAGCTTCATTTTGCTCAAACTCAACTGAAGTTTTTGTCCCTAGCTTATTAAAACCAGAGGCTGTGGGGGCGGCGCGGCGGCGGAACAACTTAAACGAACGTATATAACTTCTTCTTAATAATTCTGAGGGTAATCCAACGGGACTGTTTCTAAATAAAACAGGAAAAGCTGAATTCTTCCTTATCATCGATAAATAATCTACACTAAAAAAGAACCTACACTTGCCAAATTGGTCTCTAGATGTAAAAAGTTCGGAAAAATATGATGGTTTTCTTTCTATATCCAAGTTGTCATTGATAGGAAAAGTAACAGCATTTAAGCCGGTCCTTTGTTTGGGATTGCCGTGTTCGTCTTCGGGTGCGAGTGTTTCGCTAAAGTCAAATAACACCCTTTCTATTCTTTTTAAAGTTCTAAAATCTTGTATAGTTCGGTTGTAAGCTGTTTCGGTAGTTAGTCTAGGTTGCGGAGGGCTAGCATTCGGATAGTGTTTTTCACCCCCCATCCAGCCAATGTACCCAGAATTATCTATTTTAAATTTTTTCGGGTTATCTGACCTAGGGATCCTACGTCCAGAATGATAATGTACTGGACCAAACCATTGTTTTCCTTGCACTATTAGATTTGTTGGCGAAGGGACGAACGTGGCGATCTCTTGTGGCGTTGGTATTTGCCTATAAACTGTTTTTGTTGTAACTGCTTTCCCATTTCTAATAATTGGCTCATCTATCGGTGGTCCAATAATAGGCTCAACGTCTCCTGCGATCCCAAAATCTGATTTCATTTTGTTAACATCTAAATACGGAATTATAAATAATGATAGATGTTTCGGATTAACTTCTTTAACGGTTATGCGGTGGCTAAACGGAATGTCATAAATGATATTGCCATCGTTATCTATTGTTTTATGAAAATCTTGAACATGCTCTTTAATTTCATCTGCATCAGAAAGGTTAAATAAGCCGGTAGATGATAAACTTATAGTTTCCCCAGCTTCCACTGCCGGGCCGGGGGTGCCTCCGCCTGCCTTCTTGGCCTCCAGCAGTGTTTTTATTTTCTCGTTATCAGCGTGTATACTTGCATAATATTCTTCGTTTTCTACGCTAATTATTTTAATTTTATAAAAGCTTAAAAAATCTTTATTAAAGATCCAACTAGAAATAAGATCCTTTCCTTTTGGAACTTTTGCTTTTAAAGAAAAATTAACAAAAACATCTAAACTTTCTTTTGAAGTGGTAGTTTCAGCCTTCCATAAGGCTGCCCTCAACCATGGTGGGTACCCTGGGCCCGCGATGTATTCCACATGAGGATCTTTACTGAATGGAGATTGCCATTTTTCGTTGGCTACATTTAATACAATCTTATCTATCTGAACCCCGGGAAGGGCGCTGGCGAAAAAACTTGATAAATTAGCTCCGGCAGCCATTAACAGGGGCCCTCACTGTCTTCAGGCGTAAGATCATATTCATAAATGTTGGCGAATTCTTCTTCCACTTGCATGCAATCAAATGGTAGATCCTGATCAGAGAAAATATTCTTTCTTTTTTGTACGTTAACTGATGCGCAAAACAGATCTTCATCTATTTCTCCATCGACTAATATGTCAAAGTAATATTCTACATATTGTTCATTAGGAGGTTCAAGATCTATTTCTGGATCATAGAAATATAACATTTGTAATTTATCTCCATCGACCTTATATACTTCAATATCAAAATTTTCCTTTTCAAATAAAGAATTTTTTTCATCAACGTCAACAAGAAGGTAATGTGGTTTAACTTGATATATGGAACCATCTCTATATCCATAATCAGTCTCCGGGAGCAGGCCAACGGTTGGGTGAGGTTCTGAGGGTGCACCGCCATATGGCATATCAGCGAATATTCCTAAATCTAGTTCATCCTCAACGTTGTCTTTAACAAGAGCCCCACTATCATCAACAAAAGTAATAAAAGTCTCATATGAGCTTGTCAAAAGCAGCTGCGGGATTATAGATACCCCGTTGGCGCCGGAAAGATGCGGCTTTGAACCAGTCAATTCGCTATTCAAAAAACTTACAGCCCACGCGGGAACATATCTAGTACCATAATCCGAAGTACCCAAAGGGTGTGAAAGGACATAATCTTTGAGGGCGGCCGGCTGTGCATACATACTTTGAAACCTAATCATATCTTCTTCCGTCAATACCGGATTTTGCCCAACCTCTACTTCGGTATCATCAAATTCTGGACCCATATTTAGAGCTTCTTGTGCGAGTTTTTGCTTATTTTCAAGTATATGTTTGTTTGCTGTAGTTACTTCCGTTTCGGGGCCGGGACTAAAAACATATTGAGTTTTAGACCTTACCGTATTCTTAATTCTTAATTCTGTGTCACTTTGTGCTTCGGAAATATCAGCATATAAAGAATCATATAAAATATCGGCATCAAAAAAAGCATATTGAGACGGTTTAAACTTCCCCAATGATAACAAATGTTTGCCATATTGAGTAAGTTGAATTTCAATTACGTCTTCTTTTTTATTAAAAAATGTCATTTTATATAATTTTTGTCCTCATAGTAATTACTCATCTTAAATAAATAAACTTCATTTCAACTTTAGAAAAAGCCCTCCGGTGGCCCCTCTTCTTCAGCAGCATCAACAGCCGCTTGACCTCGTCCATAAATTTGAAGCTCCGACTCTAATTGTACCAACTCAATTAAAGAGAAGAAATCATAAGGCCAGTTGTAATTATACTTTGGATTTTTATATTTATCTTCCCCAATATCAAACCTAAATCTATGATCATCTCTAACATCCTCTGTCACGCTGTAATAGCTTTTCTCTGCCTTCTGCTTAACTTTGAAGACCATCCATCTAGTATCTTTAGGCAAATTCTCAATATCTAAAAAGTCTCTCGCGCCGGCGGCGGTAATTGTAACAACTGATTCATCTTTTTCTGCTTCCATGGCAATTTTTGGCATAAGATTTTGCCAAATATCGATAAGATCTTGCTTTTGTAAACAATGATGAAACTCAAAAACAATTGCAGCAAATGGTTCTATAGTCGGATTTGCAACAAAATCCATGTGAGGTGGTAAATAATATTTTCTCAACTTTGTAACCATATCATATACTGTTTGACTTGGAGCGGCAACTCCTTTTCGTTCCAAAAAGATATCTTCGGCGCCCTTACCTTCTTCTATACGAAGCTTGGCAGCGTGAATTTTATCTCGAGAAATTGGGAAAAATGGACTTTTACCTTGATCAAAATTTGCTTTTATAGGCACAGCGATGACAGCTTCTGATATTGTTTTGTTTTGTGCTATTTGACCTAATTTTCTTGTCGGGCCAACAAGACTAGTACTTTGCGGAAAGCCTAATACTTGATATAGCGAACCAGTTTGACGATGACCTAGCCTGGTTTCGTCTGCAGGCTGAGTTCCTATTCCATGTAGCGCGTTTTCACCTGCACCTCCGAGCATTGCTTTTAATATAGTTGTTGGGTGTGATTCTCTCAAACCCATATAAATTCCTTGAGAACCAGTTGGCTCAACTCCATAACCATACCACATTCCACGTGTAGAATAGCCCAAATTTGCATCAATGTTGCCAGAAAAGTTTAATATTGGTGTTTCGAATTTTGGCGAAATGACCCAAGATTGAAGAGATTCATCACTCAACGACGCCTTTGCTTCTACTGCCTGGCCAGTAATTGGATTATATGTAATCTCTGGTACAATTGTCTTGCCAAATAGATTTAATGACGACCCAATTGTCATTTTAGATTTCAAAGCAAGACTGTCGCTGCCGCCAGAGCCGTCAGTAGCTCCGTTCTGGTTGTCATTATCTATAGTCCATATCTTGTATGATCCAGATCCATAATCTGAAAGTCTATTCCATGTTTCTTCAGGATCAGGATCATATTGTGTTTCTAATTGGGCGCCTTTTAGAATTTCTTCTACTGTAAACTCTCCCACTTCTCCATAAGAAGCATTAAGGTCGACTGCTGAAAGCAACAGTTTGGATTTGTGTGGTGAAAACGCTAGTCTGGCTACTGATTTGCCGTAAAAATATGGTGGTGTATATGGAGCAAATGCCGGATCTTGCATATGATGAGCAATCGTTCCAGAATGTACATCGGAACTTCCGACATTTTCGTGACCCCACCAGTTGTTTGAAGTTTGACAGGCTGGTCCGTAATGAATACCTCTAGCTGAACCTGACTGCATATTTTGTCTATACATATCTGCATACCATACCGACGCGTCATTAGATTCGAACGGATAATCAGGTCCTTCAAACATAATCATATCATTTTGGGATCTTTCTTGGCGAGCTGGATCGTCTACCGCGCTGCCGCTCTTGCTATAATTATAACCCGATTTATACATCAGAACGTCCATAAAATATGTTGTCCCAGATATTAAATGGAAGGTTCCGGGCCTAGATTTAAAACTTTGAAATTTACCGTCATCTAAGAAAAATCTTGGTATCTCCCCCAAAAAATTATGCATTGCCATACTGTAATTTTGTTCATATTCTCCAGTCCATATTGCATGTTTATTGGCGGCGCCGTCATCGACCCCAATGGTATTTGAACCACCTTGCTGTGGAGTTCCGGCGGGTAACATCATGTATTGTTCAGGTCTCTTCCCTTGATTTTCACTTGGCATATATGCGTGAGGCTCAATAAGAGACTCAAATGGATATCTAAAATTGTGATAATTATCAGTGGATCCGCCATCTACCGCGACGGGCGTTACCGACATGGCGCCGGCGCTGGCGGTTTGAGAGAGCGCGCTTAAAGAATTATGGCCACCTGCAGATGGAGCCGATCCTGTATATGCTGCCCAATCTACAGCGACACCTGACTTAATTGTATTGTACATAATACCTGGGGCGAAAAACGGCTGTAACACTGATTGCAATTGTTCATAAGGGTGTACAAAAGTTGAAGCCGTCAAATATGGTCCGTAACTTTGTGAAAACATAGTTCCTAATTGTATACATCGATTCACCGGATAAAAACCATTATACGGCAACAACTTCTTAATTGCCTTACACCTTAAAGTAAAGTCTTTTGTTCTTCCTTTCGCATCATAATCATAAAGCGATGTGCCCAAATAATCTGAATTAATAAGCTGAGAAAATTTCATAAAGTCAGAATGAGAATACAGTTTATAAAATGTTTGATTTCCAGTAGAGGTCGGTGTGTCTGAACTAGCTGTGTGTAGCGCGCCTATAAGAGACAAGAATTTTTTATTTGTTTCTTCGTATCCATTATCGATATAATAATCCATGTGATCAGAGATCTTAAATTCGGGAACAATTGAATATCCTTGACCCATCGTTCTCACATCTAAGGCCCAGTCTTCATATGAATCATAAAAAGGAGATTTACCTGACAAAAAACTAGAACTCCATTGAGGTTTGAAATGAGAGCCAGAAAAACCCCTGCCGCCGACGACGTCGTCGCCGCATACAGAAACATATTTTGGAGGAACATTAGTAATGTAGTGTGAATTAGGGGAAAGAGCATGATATAGATTTTGAAATAAGTATGTTTGCGATGCAGTCGGAACAACCATCACTTCAGGGCCGGCAGTGTCATATAATGTTGCCGAAGCTGTGATATAACTAGCTGTCATTGACATGTATGGATTCGAAAACAGTTCGCCGCACACAGAGCCGGAAGCTGAAGTTGAATCCAGTGGCCAAACACTTAAACACGTTGGAATCATTTCCAAGCCATCGCTAAAATCCGCTACGCCGTCGTTTGTATCCACCAAACGATCAAACTGCCTTAGCTTAACCGCATATCCGGTTGTGTCCCCGTTCCACATGCTTTCTTTAATTGGAATCCCCATTGAGTTTAAAGCAACACTATCTGTTCTTAACCTATCTTCTGCCCGATTTCTCCAAAATGTTCGATAATCTCTACGATCATAACCTTCATGAGTCAATCCTGCAGATTCTGAGTAATGTTGCCTCCCGCGAATTTTAGCCAAGTAAGTATTTTCTTCTTTCGGAAAAATAATTTCTCTATAAGATAAGTTTACCAAATCGTATGATTTTCTCTCTCCTTCTAGCATGAGCGTAACAGGAGAATTAAGTTCATTTGTTATTTCATCATATACGACATTATTAAAATCAGGAGTAATTCCTAATTGTTGGTCCAGTACGCCCTGTCCAATTGGAAAATAATTCATGTTATTGCCAAGCGTATTTCTTAAAGTAAAGATGTTGTGAACGCCAACAACTTTAATTTCTGTATCTGAGTCGACTATAGTATGCTCTAATGGCTTATACTTACTAGTAACAGGTGTGATAGTTTCTTTTCTTACTGGAAATTTTACACCTTTTGCATCTAATTCTTTAATTATATCGGCTGTAAATATTTCTCTTCCGTATCGTAATTCAGTATACCGGCCGGCATGTTTGAGATCGGCAGAGAGCTGCTTAACTGTGGTTGGAATCCGTAAAGAAGCAATCGGACCAATTGTAAAGTCAAGTATATTGTTTCTTCTCTGATGTCGCGCGACAGGGTGTTCTCCTGTTCTAACTTGTTTCCAAGATGGGTAATGATATGGGCCATTACGATTAAGGAGGAGGCTATTCAATAAAGCTGCATCTGCCCATATTCCCTTCTTGATCCCGGGGGTACCAGTGGTGGAATTCGTATTCGTAGCTGTAATAATGCCTCCGGGATGGTCTGGAAGCCGAGCTGCCGAACCATAATTAAGATACAACCGTTCATCCGCTGCTGTTGTGTGCGTGACTCCTATATTAAGATCGTGACCTAAAGTATTAAAAGACGACGAAATAGGTTCTTGAATAATAGTGTTCATGCCTACAAAATCCGTATGAATAAAGCCATACTGTCCCGCCGATGCGTGGTAATTAGACAATACAGACATTCCAAAAGCTCGTTGAGGAGTGGCATATCCTGTCGCGAAAAAAGAAACAAAATCACTAGAAGACACAAATACAATGTCTGTTGAAGCGTTCCAGGCGTTATATGCATCATGCTCTTCTGAGCCACTTCTCATGTAAGCGGGCTTTTGATATCCAAGAATTGTAAAATCAGAACGTGTTGATCCTCCGACAGCTTTATATTCTCGGGCGTATAAATTAGCAGGCTCGGCCGCGACTCCTGTAACATGATGAACAGAGTGTGCAATCCATGCATATTGCACATCGCTTCTTGGTATCGTGCGCATGACATACCAGTTATCAAAAGAAGACCCCGTAACGGCGTGGAATGATCCGGGGGCGTTTGCGAAAACATTTCCGCCGACGGGGAGGATATTAGTTTCACTAGTGCCCGCGCTTGAGCTAAACATTATTTTGCCCCTGCGATTTCTATAAGTCTTATGATACGAAGCGCTTGGCGGGTGAGTTAAAAGATAATCTGGAGTGAAGCTAGCATATCCGCCAGAGTTAGCGTGCCTTGTTAACAACGTCTGTAATGGTTGTCTTACACTAAGATTTCTATTGTTTAAACTATTATATACTGAAAATTCTTCTGCGACGATATCTAAGAAGCCTCTAGACATAACTTCTGGACCACCAGGAGAAGAAAACTTTTCTACAAATACAGAAGCGTGTCTTCCTCTATCTGGCAATGCGAAGTCATATACGCCTGAAACAGTTGTTGATGCAACTGATTCTGATATAGCTCCTTTTGTTTCGGCAAAATATCTAGGATTGGTATAGCGACCGGATGTTTGTACAACTTGATAATTTTTGGTATAATTTCCAATAATCGTGCGCTCAGTTATTTCATTTCCAGTAAGCTGCTGAATATTTTTAATATTAACTGGCCTTTTAGCATATCCCTCCCGGGCGACCCAGGATCTTGGCTCATCTGAATCGACTTCGACAAGTCTAATCTGAGTTGGTTTTCCGTTGCTATAAGCAGGCAATACTACGCTCCAGGCTTCCGGTCTATTGGATACAAGCGATTGGCGGTCAACTGCGTATGGAGTAATGCCGCTAGTTGCAGTGCCTTGGAAACTGGACATCGTAGCATCGTTGGAGGAAACTTGATCTAAAATAGTAAAATTTTTGACTGCGAAGGTGGCGTCGTTGCGAACGCCGGCGTTGTCGAACGTTATGCTCTGTCCATCGCCCATTCTCCACCAAGAAACTATATTACTTTGGGCAGACCAGGAATCAGTTAACATCCAAGTCCCACCGTTGTTGTAAAGAGTTGTGATTTCTGCAGGGGACAATGCTTTATTAAATATTACTAGCTCATCGATGGCCCCTTTAGCAACATCAATCCCATTATAAGATTGGCCCCTGCCGATGGCGAGATCGCTACCGGCTCCGTAATTGTGCATTGCAGTATAGGAACCAGCCTCATATGCAGCAGTTGCATGCACTTCACCATTAACATACATTATAATACCGCTAGAAGCTTCTGTGGCGGCATATGTAACACAAACATGAATCCATGTGTCTTCATAGGCTTTCATTGCATCTGTAGCGTTTGATTTTTGACCTATGTAGGCATTGCTCGTGTTTTCGTCTACGAGCACAGCAATCATTCTATAATCAAAATCAGAATTACTTCGGTCATTTAGAATACTCCAGTAATACTCAACAGTGCTCGCGGAGGACTTTGTTTTCGCAACAATCCTAAATATTTCTGGCCAATCGCTATCTACTTTTACCCAAGCAGCGAACGAAAGAGGCGAATCCTCAGATGCATCGCCAAAGCTGAGATTATCAGCATGTGGCACGTCTAGTTGAGACTGATTATCCACGCCATTAAATGCAATACTTTTTGGTCCATTTTTGGCGGAAGTAAAAATAGCGGCATGCCTATGAGGCATACCTCCAACATATTGTTCTGTAAACGGCCCTTGCATAGGAACTTCTTTGCAATATCCGTATGCATCAGTATGAATACTTGTTATTCCAGCTGTAACATCTGATGCCCCCTCCGAAGAACTGAAAATACTAAATGGAGCATAAATCTCTCCTTTGCTCTGCGCATCGGTAGAAAAAGTAACCTTAAACGGCTGTCTTGATTTTTTCTTAAGATCGAGCAAGTCTGTGCATGCAGGATTTTCAAAATCATTCAAATCTATTTGAATATGATTGTTTCTTCCAAAAGTTAATAAGTTTTTGTAAAAATCTAATCTTTTGCTGGGAGCAAAATTGATCCCACCATGAAGTTCAACGCTCACATCGGTTGAAAACTTATATGGTCTAGTTAATTTTCTATATACGTATGGGTTAGATTGGTATGTGGGACCAGAACTTGAAACAATTGTTGTGGCAATTCTTCTAATTGCTTCTTTGCTTCTATCGGTGGCACCATCTTGAGAGCCAAGAGGCGTTGTCCCATCTCTTCCGAGACGATCTTTCCACCAAAGGCAGTTTTCCGGAAGAAGAGTACCGCCAGTAAAGCCTGTCACGTCAATTATATTAACACCAGAGGCGCTAGCTAGCGCATTAATAATATTACCAACGTTGCCAATTGTATCCATCGTAAGTGTAATCTGGGTATCACTTGAGCCTTGTTCCGCAGTAATGCCCAAGTCATGACCTGCCTGACCATTTCCTTCTGATGCATATATAAAGCGACCAGCTGTTACTCCATTAATAGCATTGATAAGAAATGATGCCACTAGCGCGTCGGTACCGTCTTTGGTCCCGATTGTGATTGTGTTAGCTGCAGCCGTTGCTTGGCTAACGTCATCTTTGTCTTGATCAAGTAAAAATGTAACAGCTGTGCCGCCTAAGCCGTTGGCCGACGTAGGAATCGCTATTGTAAACGAAGCGTCCGCGCTGCTGGCTATGTAATCAGTTGTATCAATACAGTCTACTGCAGTTGCGGCATTATCAGGAAGAGGAGCATGACCCTGTTTCCATGGATATAACAATTCATTAATAGCAAGAATTTGCCCTGTTGGAGGATCGTGCTTCATTTCAAGTGTTGGGAACTTAGTCCAATATTTATTTCTCTCTAGTACATGGCTCTCGACCATATTTCTAATAGAGTCAGAAGCATCAGACGAAATTGGAAAAAACTGTTCAATTATCTTATCAATTGAAGAATCTAACCATTTATAAAATTCTATATATCTGTCTAGATCGGAAACATTTTCAACTCTTTCAAAGAATAGTTGTCTTAATTTTTCCATTCTCTTATATGATTGACGATATCTATTAACCGGTTCTCCAATAAGAGAATTAAAATCTTTAATTGTCGCAAACATTTTCATCATTTCTTCTGATATTGTTTGGTACATGCTTTTTTCAACAGCAATAAAATGTGTTATTGGTCTCGTTTCTCTTGTAAAGTTTATATCATCTCTATTTCTGATCTCGATCATGTCGCTGCTAGCTACTGATTCTGGTAATCTTTGCCTGGCTACTGGTAAATAATTTTTATCAACAACTTTTGCGCTACTAGCTTTAAAGCCATAACCAACACCAGTATGTTGTGCATTTAGAATGTTTCCAAGTGGTCCGTATTTTCCTGTAAGTGCTGCTGACCCAGAAGAAATATCTTCTACAACGAACCCTCCTGTTGAGTCTGAGCCAGTAACCCTGTCGAAGTCCCAATTAAGCGCCAACGTTTCAATCTTGGGAATATAACAAAGGCTGGCAGTAGGAGCATTAAATAAATAAGCATAATCATATGGGTGAACGACGCCGGCGTTGCCAGAATCCTTAGCATGGGCTTTGATAGCCTCATCTGGCAAATAATCAAACCAATATCTTACAGATGATACTTTAACATCTGAATAAACCTGCAATGTTCCTGTAAAGTTTGCTCTCAAGGCACCAGCGTATACTCTTTTAGGTGACCCTATCCAGTGGTTGACACGAGACGCGCCAATATCGGAACCAGGAAAAGGAGAAGAGGCAGTCAAATAAAATTCATTTCTTATGGCGTTGTTTGAAGCATTTACCCCGCAAAACTCAACAGTTCCGGAACCATGAGCATAAGCATCGCGAGAACCAGAAACCTTATTGGCCATTGGGTATGTCGAAGGTCGAATTCTAACTGCAAAATTCCACTTTTCGCCTTCATAAACATCATAAAAGACAGCGGAAGTTAAATTGATGGCCATTGTGCTGGATGTTAACTTAAAGTATGCGTTTGTCGATAAAATATCATGCGTATCTTTTACAGCCATAACTCTTAAGTCACCATGATCTTGTTGCTGCCATGTTGTATATCTATGATCATTTAGATCCGATTGTAATTCAGTATTGATAGAATAGGCGCCCTTGGTGCCAAACAAAGAAGAAGTGAGCCCGGGAGCTATTATATATTGTCCTGGTTTTTCATAAGTTTCTCTGCGAGGGAATATAATTTCAGCCTCTAGTGTTCTTGCCGAACCGCTGTAAAATTCCTCGCTGCCGGAAATAAAAGACACTGTATTTGAGTTGCTACTAGTCGCTTGGTATATTACAGCGGTGTTGTGATCTGGAATATGAAAGTCTACAAAATTCTTTTTTTGGACTGTATAATTGTAACTATCTTTAAGTTCGTAAGTTATATTATTGGCGTATACATTTATCTTAATTAATTCATCATCTATGCCAAAACACCTAATGGCGTTTCTAAAAGCCTTTTCGGTCCCTTTTGACTTATAAATGTAGATTAAATTATTATATATATTTTGGTAAATTAAATTTTTTGTATCATAAAGATTATCTTTAAAGAGAATTTTTTCATCTCTCGAGGTAAATTTAGAAATTACATCAGCATCAAGAAATATTTCTGGCGTAGTTAATCCGGCGGATTCTAGAAGTCTATTGGCAAAAGGAAGAGGCTTGTACTCACCACTGCCTGTGGGGCCCGAACCCGTACTAATAAAAGAAGATGTAAATGGTGTATAAGATATATTCTTTATTGATGGTAGTGCTTTAATTTGATAGGCCAGTGTGTCAAAATAGCTTGACATAATTTGTGTCAATTTTAATAAATTAGAGCCAACATATCTATCTTCTGATATTATCCATTCTGGGATACTATTATAAATCGAAGCATTATTTTGATAATCAAAGTTCTTTCCTAATTTTGAGTAACTATCTAAAGCGCTAGTGACGTTGGTGTGGAATGAATAAAGAATGGGATCCTCAAATTCATATACTGCGGCACTGGCAGATAATATTGCCGATCCTGTATTACGAGAAGTCGATAGATATCCTTCCCAAGATCCTGAAGAGATTCTTCCGGAGTAATCCAAGACTTTCGAATCATAACTGGATGTCGCGGAGACCCCCTCATTAAATTTATAATATACTCCTAGTTGAGTATTTGCGTCGTCCGTATTTGTCCCACCATAAACTTGAGTAAACCAATTGCGCCCGATTTCTTTTGGAGTTCTTTCCACCTTCCAGAACCTAAATTCATCTACTGAAGCAGACATTTTACCATAGCCTGTGGCATCAGACCAATCTATATTTTCAGCACCAGACTGCTCGGTGATTAACGCACCAATAGCTGCATTAATATTCCCACTTACATAACTGGCACTAGTTCCAACAATTGTTTCTGTGTTCAGGTCTCCATCTACATATAATCTGACGCGAGTTCCGCCCGGGCCGGTGCCGCTGCCCGAAGTGCTAAACGTAAATGCATAATGATGCCAGCTTCTATCAGCAATAGAAGCGGTAGTTAAATTATCTCCTATTGAAGCGCTATAAAACCCGCCGCCATTGTAAGCGGCAGTTGAACGAGAGTCAACATCGCCGGCATTGCCAGATAAATATGTTACGTAAAACGGAGATTCATCTTGTCTTGTTGTAGCAGATAATTCAATTCTTAAGCGACCATAGAATGTACTAGAAGACACATAATCTGTCGTAGTTGCATCGAAAATAACTTCTTTTTTTGTCTTAGATGGATCAAAATCATGTTTCCACAACCAGAATTCAACTGTATTTCCATCATTGCCTCCAAATTTTAAATTTGATTCTCTATTTTTATCATAGTCATAAATATTAGATTTCCCATCAGCCGATGGGAACAGTTTTGACATTGACGAATAGCTAGGATCTTTATGCGGGCCCCCCTTGATTAAAATATACTCTGGCGTTGCTGAAAGACCATATTCATTTTCGGTCGCCATGGCGCCTTTGGTCGCTGAAACAGACCCCCAACCATTGGAAGAAAAAATAGCGTACCCTGTTGAACGAGGATAAACCTTATCAAAAATATATCGATCCAAAAAGGAAGAACTATTGTGCCACTGGGTCTTTTCTTTTAAAGATCCGTCATATGGATATGTTCTATATACTCTTTTAATAGATTCAGCATAGTATTCTTCAGCGGATCCAAATCTAACAAAATTTTCTGGTTTCGAAAAATCTACAAAAGGTACAAAACGATCTGTATCTTTTATTTTCTCTTGTATAAATTCAGCCGATTCTACTTCATTTCCAAGATCGCCCATGGAAGCAGATGCGGCGACCCTAATAATAGATTGGTCTTTATTGAAATAGTCTTTGGTACTCATAGTTTACTCAACTCTAAATTTAAATATTTCTGGTTGTTCATGGTAGGCGCCGTTCGTATAATATGCAAATTTTATTCCATATGCATAATCAGGTTCTAGTATTTTCATACTTAAGTCAAAATAATTTCCATTTGAATCATATGAAAGCTGAGTATAAGGTAAATTACTGGGAGGTGGAAAACTTCCAGTGCTACTTCCGGTTCCATATGTGATTATATTAAGATCATCTGTCACTCTAAAAATTTTATAATATGCTTTTTCAACAATAGAAGGATCCACAGTTGTTACAACAGTTTTATAAACATTTGGATTCCAATTTTTTTCGCGGACAAACACTCTGAAACGGGCAGTTTCATCTCTAAAATATGTTGTTTTAAGGTTGGTGATCTTAGTAACATATGAAGGGTTTGGATTAAAAGTTTCAGCAGATGAAGAAAACTGTTTCATCTTTATAGATCCAGTATGATATATTTTAGTGTTCGCGCCGTTAGCATGTTCTGAAGCGTCAATGGCGGCGCCGTCAATAGAACTACTAAACCATCGATCATAAACAACACTAGCACTTGAGTTGAGGGCAAAACTTGCTGAATATATTCCAGTTGATACGTACCCTCCTGTAACCGCTTGTGAAGTCCCTGGAGGGTTGTCAGTGAGAGTGCTGTGTTGTCTTAAATTATACGGAGCATCCGTATTCATCAATTCTCCATGAGAAGCTGACGTATAAAATTGTACAAATATAATAGGGCCGGCCTGGCCTACATCTGGTATATTTCTAAGTTGTCCGCGAATATAATTATACAAATATATTGTATTCAAATTTCCAGATGCATTAACAAGAGAGCTGCTTACATAACAACTTCCTCTTTCATCTTTAACTGTAGAGTCCCACCTTGCTTCGATACATGGTCTTTTAAAGAAATATTCTGATGTTCTAGAAAAGAATTTTTTGGTATAATAAGATTTTTTAGCACCATTAAGATTTCTTAATATTGAAGCCGGTGCGGATGAACCCAACGAAATGGAAGAGTATCCCTCCTGACTAGATGTGAAATGTACTGATATTCCATAATTATGTTTTCCATCATTGTTATGATTTGCCCCTCCAATCAGCCAATGTTCTACTAGTCCAGTTATATCTACTTCTAAATCTTCGTCACCGTTAGAAAAACTACCGGTATAAGCAGGAGACAAGTGATGGGCTCCGCCTTGACTATGGCCGCCGGTGAAGTTTGTGTTTGAAAACCATGGTCCAGCACCGCCTCCATCAACACACGTAACAGTGGTGTTTCCGGCGGATCCGGCGGTAGCCTGTGTTATGGTTACCACAGCTCCATCGGATTCTGCCGAAAAATACGAGCTATAATTTATAGCCGTCGCAATTAATGTCGCTTGAGCGGTAGTATTAGCGCCATTATGAGAAAATGTCACCGCAGTGGTTGCGGCAGCAGCGGTGTTGTCAGATGCATGAGCAGTAGCTACGACCTCTGTTCCGTCAGTAGCTGTCAAAGTGATTGTATCGCCGGTTTCGATGAATCCTTCATTGAGAACAGTTATTGTTGCTGTGGCCGCTGCAGCCCACGTAGTAATACCAGAAGATGCACTTGAAGCGTTTACCCAATTAGCACCTTCAAAGTCTCTAGTTATATCAGTATAGCCCTCCATATCAAGACCGGTGCCCTCTTGCCACGATTTCGAAACAGACAGTATCGTTAATATTGAACTTTGCGGCAATGTAAAAGCATGTTTTGCATTAAACATTCTCATATAAAAACTCACACTTCCGCTAACTGGAAGTTCGCCACTTGCACGAGAAGAAGAAATATCAGAAACTGGAAATTTAATTAGAGTTCTTGATAGTTCGACAGAGGCAGATGACGCATGTGAATATTGACCTGAAGATCCCTGGCCATAAATTGAAAACGTTTCTAAGACGTCAGAGGCTCCCATGTTTGAGCCGGTTCCTCTAGTGGCTTCTGTGAGAGCCGAGCCAAAGGCATTTGTAATTGTAGTATCTGCATCTGCTGTGAATCTTTTAATTCCCATTATTTTACAGTTCCTCTAATATCATTGTTGGGATATTTCATTTCAAATATTATGTCTTCATCGGCTTGCAATAATCTTCCGTCTGCAGTTGTGTTCTTTTCAATGTTATACCCAAAGCCAGAATATAAACCTCCGCTTTTATTTACTATTTTAACATCCAAAGTGTCTATAACTCCTACCGTGCTGTTTAACGCTTGAAATAGATTTATAATGTTTATAGGCTCTCCGATATCATATTCTGCATCTAGAACGCTTCTTAACCTCTCAGAGGCAACAGAGAGAATATCAAACTTGTTAGTGTTTGGATCTCCCAATATTCTAAATTCAACTCCAAAATTAACAATTTTTGCATCTAGAATGTCAATCGTGTCATTTATCATTTTATACCCATTTAACCAAGTTTTTAAATTTTCTTTTACTACAGAGTTTGTTTGAACTAACTTGTTTTTTATGTTTTGAGATACAACGTACATGTTCAAATTTCTTTTGAAAGAATCATGGTCTTTAACAATTGAACATCTTTTAACTGCCCCAAACGAAGAAGGCATTGAATAGGCGGCGGTTATGTAGTCTTGCTTTGTCACAGCGCGGCTTTGCGCTGAAAAGGAATCTTTAACCCTTTGTCTCAAATCCTCTACATCTGGCAACGTAACTGCGCCGATCACTCTTTCCTCATTTGTCACCTCTAAACTATCAATGACCTCAAAAACTTTACCAGAATCTAAAGATGCTCTGTTTTCGAAATTTAGCTCTTTAGTTACCACAGAGTTTAATGAATTTACTGAAGTGTTAACAGTGTCGTTGGTGTTGGTTCTGTACACGACAGTCAACACAGTATTAGAAGGGGCAATTCCAAATTTATCCGTTGCTATTAAATTACTAGGATCGAGAGAATTATCTGTGATATGATTTCTGCCATGTACTTTTAATATTAACTCGCTTGGATCTGCGACAGAATCATTAAATATTTCTGAGTCTGAACCATAACCAAATTGCACATAAGATCCATCTAGTTCATGTTCAACTATAAATCTTCTTGGAACTGGAACTGGTTTAAGAATGTTGTCCGCTTGTTCTCGATCGCCGCGATTAACAACTGGAACATAGATCATATTTTGAGATAAATAATCAACTTCATAATACGAGTGCCCTTCTGAATCAAATATAGAAACAACTTCGGTTATATTTGCATCTGATAGTTTAAGTCTTAAAAATTTCTGATATTGTCCAACGGTTACTATTTCTTGCTGCAGCCTTCCAGAAACTACTTGTCCCTGAGCTTTAATAGCGTAAAATGTTGGAGCACCGGTTGTGGCATTAACTCTTGCCACGACTATTTCATTGTTTGGGTTACTAAAATCAATGTCTCCGGTTAACGTGAATATTGTACCTTCTTTTGAAGCTAACTCGGCGCCCCTTTTTAATATTGGCATATAATCAATATCGGGGCTAAGACCAACGGAAGTCGCCGGGACCATCAAATAAAAACTTACAATACCAGTGGCTGAAAAATTTCTTTGAAATTTATAGCCCAAATTTTTACCATGTCTTATGATGTTATTATATTCAAGCGATGTATCAATAAAAGATTCGTTTGTTTGATAATCTAAATAAAACGATAAGATATCTCCAACATAAGCCACAGTATCAAGCATCAGCGCGCCAAATGAGGCATCATTAAAATCCTTAAAACTATCTGAATAATACCTTTTAGCGTACTCCACTAGATCGTTTTTAATGCTTGTATAATCTCTACTAGTATATTTAATTGAAGTTAATTGTCTGGACTTGTCAGCTCTTGATATTTTTTTAGCCATTTATACCGATCCTTTTTGAAATAATTAGTATCAAACAACAGATATTTCTAGAAGATCTACAACATTAAGATCTGGTACTCTATATTTTATCTCCATACTTAAAATGCCAGGTTCAGCCTCTACGTGGTCTTCAAAGCCAATAAAATTAATTTCAAGCAATTCTATAAAAGGCATGTATACATCTAGTTGTTTTTCAATTCTATCAGAAATGCCTCCTCTTACAGCAACAGTATCTTGCTCAAACAAATATTTTATTAGTCCGACTCCAAAGTACGGGTCCATAACTTTTTCACCAGGTATAGTTAATAGCAGATGTTTAAAATTCTGCTTAATCATGTCAATATAAGTCTTATTAACTTTATATGTTCCATATTCACTATCTAAAAGTAGTGGTAATTTTGGTGATAATCCGGCCATCTTAAACCTCTATTATTATATAGTTTTTATGTCTTTAAAATTCGAAAATGATCATAAATTAACTTTGTTATTTCTAGCTATCGCCGGATGTATCGATGAGGTTCAGGCTATCAAACTGGTCTTTGAATCCTTGAAGCGCGATAATGGATTGGGCGGGGGGCGAGACAATTCTTGGATCTTTACTTGCGTCAAAGGCATATCTAACCAAATTAAATATATCTCCCCTACTAGCCTCAAATAACGCCGTCTTATATGGAAGCTCGGAAAGAGATGATTCAAAATTTAACATGTCACGGATCGCCAACATCATCACGACTCTTTTAAGTGGAATAACATACTCAAAGAAAAGTTTAAAATCAGGCATTACCTTTAATCCTTCGTAAAGGCTAGTGAATATTTCCTCAGTATATATGATATCATTCCATTTTTTCCCGGGACCTACAGGATCTTCATATTCCATTATTGGTAATATAACAATTGGTTTGCCAATATTGTATTTCGACCGCGAGTGCTCGACGAGGAGGTTGCCGAAGGGGTCGAAGCCAGCTGATTGTGGGCGTTCGTCCTGATCGGATAAATTAATTGATGGGACAGCCTCAGGAACTTCGCTTATAAAAATCGATTTTTCACGTTTCATCGAATCCCACCCGTCCATTACGTGAGATATCAACTCCGTGGATTTGGTGCGGTATTCTCCCGTGTCATGGAAAAATGGTTTACTCGAAAACATCGGGGTGGTCGCTTTTTCGACGGCTGGCCAGAATGTCGCGGACCGCTCATCGCTGGTCTGTAGCTGGTCTTTTCCCGGTGAAAGTGGATAATCTCTTGGATCTTCGGACGCAACATTAGGAGGAACAAGATACGACAAACGTAAACCATAAGACACATCAGCAAATCCATCATCTCCTGTCAAATCCATATCACTTATAGATTTCAAATCTTCAGGTATTGATCCCTTAATTTTTATAACATTGCTGGTTCCTTCAGAGTCTTTAGTAAAAATACCCAAAGGTGAGGGTGACGTTATAACTGTTCCAGTCTCGCCACTTATAAATTCAGCGTGTGTTTCCCATAATCCCTTTTTGTAATATTGCAAGGCCCAGTATAAGTGCCCGCCAAATATCGCGGTCCACTCTTCTCCTATCTTTGCAGATGTATAAAGACCACCAGAGGAAAAATCAACGTCAAAGTCGTCTTCGAGTGCACCTCCCCATTGCTGAGAGCCGGGGATTGAATACCTTCTGATAACTGTTTCGTCACATTGGTCATCATCACCACAAAACTCATCTAATCCTTCATCGCTGTATGAATTTGTTTGAAAATCTCCAATTTCATATGGAAAAAGAAGAAGCTTGGCCATGGCGCCCAAGATCTCATTTTCATCAGGGTCTCTGTCTTGCAAACTCATGCCCAGTCGCGCGCCGTAGCCCGCGTGGCCAGGTTCCTCCACGATATCGGGAATCCTATATGACGGCTGTGACGTTCTGGCGCCTCTTTGTATAAGGGGTGTCCTATAACTTATTTTTGCGTCTAAATGATCATCTTGCGATGTGCCAGGTCCATCTGCGCCATTGGTGTAATGGACGGCGGCGGCACTACCAACATTTTCGCTCCACCAACCGCTGTCAGTTTCATAAGTTTGCATTTGTATCATTTTTATCATATCCATAAGCGACGTTGGCATATGAAGACACAACGTTGGATCGTTTGGTTGAGGTACAACGTACCTGCCCGAGACATACCAGCATTTGTCGTCTTTGTGGAGGTAGTATTCTCCGGCGGCCTTGAATCCCTGTCCCGCGAATGATCCAACTAGATCAATAATAAGCCCGCCGGGAATGAGAGAAACAAGGCCGGAGAGGAGGGCACCACCGATGGCGACGGCGGCTTTTTTCCAGAAAGGTGGTTCCTCGGTGCACTCTTTCTGGTTAACGGCGTTCATGAACATCATTCCTGGTCGTCGGAGACCAGTACGAAAATCCATAGTCGAATCAAGAAACCCTTTTCTTCCCACAAAATCTTTAAGTCCAACGTTAGAGCCGCCGGCGTGTTTGGGATATACAGAATCATGAGGATCGAAGTAAAATGATCTCAAGTCTCCAAAATAATATCTAGAATAAAATCTAAAAGCAATTGTCTCTAAATCACGTTTATCTTGATTAGTAAGGCTATGCCATAAAGATTGTATGTTCTCAGCGGTACCTTCTATTCCCAATCCAGTGTTGTCGTTCCAGCCGGCATTAACACCGGTGGATCCGAATGGGATCCTCGAGCCGGCTGGAGAATTAAAAGGTCTAGCACTATCCTCATCGCCTTCGTAGTACGAACTGGGATCAGAACCTGGATGAACATACCCTTCGGAGGGGCCGCCGCTGTTATTTTTCAGCTGGTATGCAAGAATCCTTTCCATGAGAGCAATATGTCTCTGCACTTCGGCAGATCTAGAAACCACATTATGATCACTGTATTGGGCGCTAGCGCCTGCGGTCAGGGGATTTGCACTGAAGATAGCCTGGCCGGCGGGCCCGTTAGACCATAAATCTCTCTCGCTTCGATCAATATTCAGAACGCTGTCGTGCCCGTGTTTGTCTCCTGGGTTTTGCTTTCCTTCCTCATACACTTTGTCAGAGAGTTCTTGTAGCTTTTCACTAAATTGATAAGGATCAAAAAGTTGAGCCCAATCAAACACTGATTGACCCCAACCTTCAGGAGTCATGTTGCCAAAATAAGTAAAAAAGTCACCAATCGCAGATGTAAACTCTCCGGGGCTTAAACAAGTTGCATATTTGAATCCATCTGGCTTCATTTTATCTTGCGCGCTGCCTCGCCATTCAATTGGAAGAGCTTGCCATGCCTCTAAAAACTGTTCTCCTTGATCTTTATCTTCTATTTTTTTTATTAAATTATTTTTGAACTTAACTTTTATATATTTTTCTAAAATAAAGCCAGAGTATTTTTGGATTCCATCTTCATCAATAAATCTTAATGTTGAATGAAAATTATTTGTCAAACTAAATATATTATCGCTGGCTATCTTGGGACCTTCTTGGTGTTCGACAATCTCGTTAAGGCCTAATTTGTTTTCATTCAAAGCGATAACCGCGTCCCAATACTTCTCACCTGCCGTGGGATCTGCAGACTCGTCCGGGAGTTGGAGTCCTCCTCCGTAGCCTTCGGGATCCTGCTCGCCGTGATGCGCGACGAGGGCAGCTTCGGTTTGCGTGGGAACGTAACGATCCATATCCGTCCACGTAGAATATATATTACACTCTGGATGAGACGTAGCCAGATCATAGACATTGTCTTTTAAGAACTCTGTCAATTGCGGTATTGTGTTACCCAACAGGTCGCTGACTTTGCCAGATGTTGCTTCAATTTCTTCTTCTATTATGGGCAAGACACATGAAGAAAATGACGCGCCTTCCCCAATAATTCCCAGATCCGATGCCAATATTTTAATTTTATCCCGAATGTTGGTCGAGAGCTGGGATCGGATGGAACTCGCAATTATCATTTTCATTGGAATGCTAGAAAAAATACCAGAAGTTGAATAAGTGGAAGATGTCATGAGCGTCTTAAACACTTTTTCCATAATTACTACTCTAATTAATAGCCTAAATAAAGCAGGCCCCTTCTTCCAATCAACCTTTTCAAATACCTTCATCGGCGGATCGTAACTATGATCCAGCTGAAAAGGGGGATTTGGTGGATAAGATATTAATGTTTTTCCAATTGAAGGAATAGAATTTATATCCGCCAAATCAGCATTTTCCATTGCGTCTGTGTGTTTGTTTGCAGCATCGGTTGCTAAATCAGTCAAATCAGTCAGAGCATTAGATCTAGCAAGATCATTCATCAGTACTCCAACAGCAGCAATTATTTTTTCTTGCAAACTATCATAGTCTCCGGATGCTTTTTGAGCGACTCCATATTTCAATGATAAGTTAGCCATGTTTCTTATACAGTCCCGAAAAATAGTTCCATATAGGTTTAGTCTTCCTTGTTTGTGGGTTCTGAGCACCTTAGTAAGAGCATAGTGTATCGAGAAGTCTGAATTAAAGTCCCCGACGCCGGTGGCGACCATATCTTGGATGATTTGATCATCAAAATGTGGAAACTTATCATCAATGTGTCTCAGAATCATTTTTTCGAGAAATTGTGGAGCTATTGGTTCATCTACATCGTATGTATTCCATCCAAGTCCAGTACCCATAGAAGCGGCAAGTACATCGATTGTTTTATTCATAGAAAAACCAGGCTCATTGTTTGTAGTGTCATCGCCTATGTCATCCCATAATTTTAATATTTCTTTACTACGATAGTCTAATATCACTGCAGGCGCCGTGCCGAAGATGGCGACGCCGTACCCGGGCTCCTTAACTGAAATTGTGTAGTCATCTGTTATACACCTCGAGATTTCATCCAATAATTTTAATTTTCCTTCTTTGTCTTTGCCTTTGCCAGGAGGAACTAATGTATAAACAGCTTCCCAAGTTTTTTCTGGATCCGGAGGCGGAGGTCTTCTCTTTAAGCCCGGGGCGCAAAATAGACTTAAAGGAGTTGGTTTCATAGCGGGAATAAATGGTGCACGAAGGCCGGTCTCGGGATCGATTACCATTAATTCTGCAGAATCATCAATGGGATCTGCTCTCAATAGTTTAGACTCAGCATTTCCCGCTAGCCACGCTTCTTTGTTCACAACCATTGTTTTAGACGGAATCACTTCAAACGTTTCAGGATCTTGGGATGGGCAGGCCGGGGTCCATCCTGCATAATCATAGTAACGGTAGACCTCGCCGCACTCGCCCTGTCCCCAGACAGCCTCTATTAAAGTTATTGTATCCCCGGAATCAACTAAATCTGCTTCTTTCAGGCTCTTCTCGACCTCGACGACTTTCTCATACGTGGGGTAAGGCTCGCCTACTGGGTGGGTGTAGACGGATTTCTCCACCGTCGCAAAGCTGGATTTGTCAAAATCTATAGCAAAAGAGGGAACTGTGTTCAAGCCATGTTGATAATACTTCAAAGCTCTTAATAAGTGTCCTCCCCAAAAATTTGCTTTCCAACCATCTTCGGTTCCTTGATGGGTATTAATAGATGCTCCGACGCCGGCTTCATATGGAAAATCTGACAACTCGTCAGCGCCGAAATCCCAAACAAATAAAAGAAGCTGAACTAGCGCTGTTTTAACATCAGTACCTGACCAAATTGGATTCCGTGGTGTCCAATTTCCAGCACGTTGAAGAAAGTCTTCTGTAGCAACGAGATGAGTTCTCACCTCCTTAGTGTGGGGGTGAATGACTGCCGTGACACGAGGTTCGTTCGTAAAAAGTTTATAATTGTTTTGATCAGTCCCAGAAGCACGATCTAGCCTACTCACCAAATCGTAAAATCCTACATCCACCCAATCAGGTTTTTTTGAAGGATATTGATCAGGACCTGGCGGAGATTCGGCCCAAGGCCGGGAGGAGCCCATTCTAAAATTAACCGAACTGAGAAGAGGGCCCCAGGCATAATGACCACCCTCTTCTGTCAACGGATCGTAATAAAATGATCCATAATGATTCGCCTCGGAGAATAACTTGAGTTCAGCTTCATCGCCGGCCGAGGTGTTGGTGTAATCATGCACATGTCTACTATAATACCTAAATGCAATTACTGCTAAGTCATCAAACTCTAAAGGTGTTAACCTCTCGTATCTTTTAATAAGATTTTTATGTGGCAAATTAAACCAAGATGCTTCCACTACTTTTCTTTGTACTTCCTTAGCGTGGAATCTGCTCATCCCGGAGAATTGATCATAGCCCAATTGATATAAATCATATGCAGACAAATCTTTTCCTGTCGGGTCTCCTCCAACCTCTTCAGCTCGGGCTTTATTGTATTCAGCGAAACTCTCGATCGATGCGTCGGCGAGAGTGATAAAAGCAGGGCCCGGGCCTGTTTCAAGGTCCTCATAAAGATCTCCATCCCAATATTTCCATCGGGCTTCATGAAGATCCATTGCCATCTCCTGTTTGAGATCTTCCATAAGAGCAATATGGCGAGTGATCTCATCACACATATTAACATCAGGAGCAGACGATCCGAATTCGGCCTGTAAAGCTTTTTTTTCTAAATATTTACCATCAAAAATATTAAATCTAAAACGATGGAACTGACTGAGTTCCGCAGTGGGAAGCCAATCAAAAATTGGCTCTGTCTTTACAAGCTCAACTCCCGCAATAAGTCTTTTTACAAATGAAGTATTTGAAAAAGCTAAAGAAAAGTTTGCCATATCAGCTGTCATCGGAATTGCCGCACTATTAATGACGTGCTTAATAGCGCCGGCGCTCGTCCCTTGCAGTGCTTCAACTATAATCTTTTGTACTGTTTTTTTTGTGTCTTCCTTTACTTTTTCAGTTAAATTGCTACCTCTAAGTAGATTTTGTATAGCGGAGCTAACTATTTCTTTCTTGGCGTTTCGCTTTGCTATAACTTGACCTTCAATTTGTTCATCAGAGAGTCCCTGGTTAGTTAAAGCGGTTCTTAAATTACTTTCATAATCTACACCAAGATCATCACAAAAGTCTGATATAGGCTTTTCTGGCAATTCTCGTTCATCGCACACGCTCATATTTACTTTCTTGCCAAGATTTTTAAAAAATTGAAGTATATTTTTTCCGTTACCAAGAGGCCCGGGTTTTCCTCCATGTTCTACTGTTCCTGCAGGTGCTCCATTGTATTCGTCTAAAGCAAACTCGTAAATAAAACTTGTAATTTTTTTGGTTTCAGGGGCCTCAAATAAAAGGGTCCCTCTTAGAAGCCCGCATAGTTCACTAGGAGTTAAAGCAGACAACAACTTTTTTAAAAATTTGTTTGATTTTGGCCCTACAAATAGCGGAGCAGCTTTTGAAGCAAGATCTGGGTCTAAATCTTCGGACGAAATTTCTCCAAAACTTTCTTCTTCTTTATCGCAAAAGTCTAACAGTTGTTGTAATAGCAGATTTAGAGGCTTGATAATTTCTTCCTCTAGTAATCTCATAGCTTCTTCTTCAAGTCTTTTTAAAGCTTCTCTTAATATCCAATCCCAAAGAGCATCTAAGATTGGCCACTCATCTGGAAATGAAAATTCAATATCACACTTCTTCTTTCCCGGCTGCTTGTCCAACGACCCGTCTCTAGTAAGAAGATAGTTAATTAGCCAAATCAAGCCGGCTACTGCGGCGAATGGGCCGGCAGCAATTGCAGCGCAAATAAATAATTTTTGGTTGCGATCCCAAGTGTTGAGCATCTGATCTACCGCTGCAGAACCAGTATCAATGTCCGAGTGGGCATGTATAACTCCTATAATGTCGGTCACTTGAATGGGAGGATCCTGTGCCAGGAATTCGCCCGGGATCTGAAATTCTCCACTCTCCAAAAATTCAACAAGTTTTGTAATACCTCCATCGGTTTTTTCGTCAACAGCTTTAATAATGTCATCACAAATCCACTCAATTAAGTCGTCTAAACTTACTCTCAACCCAAGACATTCTAATAGTTTTACTATTATAGTTGGGATATCAAGTCTTCTTAAAATATATGCATATGCATCATGAATTGATCGAATTTTATTCGGAGATACTGGTAAGTTTTTATATACTAAGTCTCCAACATAATCGGAAGCGTTAACATGGCTATTATTAACTACAGATTGTAATACGTCTTCTTTGGTTAACTTACGTTCAAGTGCTTTATTTTCAGCAGACTCTTCTCCAGAGTGCCATCCAGCTAATTTTTTAGCTAAATCCAAAATAGAACTGGTTTTAAAAATTGTCTCGGGGTTTGGGTAAACATACAATTCAATAAAGTCGTCGACCGGCATGGATTCTTTACTAGCCATAGCAGGAGCAGACATGGCACAAGGATTTTCCATTGCTTCTGACGTTGCAACAACTGCAGCTGCTTCTGTTTGCGCCTTGAGTTCTTCTGGAGTTGGTTTGCCGCCGATGTGTTTATAACCAATATCTCTCAAGTTGGCCAAAAACCATCTAACAGTACCAAACGTAAACGGTTCTTTGTCAAATGGTGAATCAACTTCATAGGCAGCAGGATCCCCATACAATATTCTAGGATCACCGTCTGGACTTGTGTCGGGATATAAAGTTGGCCATGGGACCGGGGGTTTATTTAAACCATAATCAAGTGCCGGCGCGCTGGCCGGGGGCGGCTTTGGAGTTTTCAAGACATATAAAGTATATAAACGCACTTTTTCGTACTCTATCGGGTATCCAACATACGTTATCCCGGGAACCGTTCCTGTTTTTACTTCGTCTCTTAACTCAGCTGTAGTCAGTCCTTCCTCATCTATTTTATGATAATTACGAAAGCCAATTTCAAAAGGTGCGCCCATATTATGTCCAGAACTTTTCAAAAAATCTATAATCTTGTCACCAGCCTCCTTCAAATATGCAGCCTGTTGTTTAAAATCAAGCTCAGGCCAATCCTCTACATCGTCCGAGTCATAAATCGGACCCAAAAGACCCTGAGGTAAGCCGGGCGGAGGAACATGATAAGCAAAATATGAATCTGATAACTTGCCATGATAGTTTTTTAATCCTTTAGACACTTTGTCGATTAAGTCTCTAAATTCAAAAACATTCTGAAACGTTTGACGAAATTTAGGCTCCGAGCGAGTCACCACCGGGGCGCCGGCTTTTTCATCGAATTCTGAGATCTCCCCTACTGCTTCGGCGGGATTTAGACCTCTTAACTTCTCTATATTTTCCTTGCCAATACTAAGCCCGACGACTACTCGGCGTGGATGAGGATCTGAAGGACGAGGGGATCTCCAAATTTCTACCGGAGGGATGGGAGGATCGGCATCAGGATCGCCTTCATAGCCCACAAACGTGCCAATTATGATATCGTTTTCGACTACCTCTAGCAGGTGAGTCATGTAATTTTTCATAGCTATAAGATCGCGGGTTTTCGTACCGAAGCCTTCGTGCACTTGATAACCGTTCTCATCCATTGAGTAGTTTTCGTCATCCGGGGTTTCGGCGGCAAACTTGTCCATACCGGTACCAAGAAGCTTTTTTAATATAACATACACTCCACGATTTTGTACATGGAGCATGAGTTTATCGACAACACAATCGGTGTGCTCGTCTGCGAATTCGATGAGCTGTTGCTGATTTGCCGTGGCGGTGCAATCTCCTATTGCGTCCGAAGTCTCGAACACCCAATTATCAGCACTCGACCCTATTTTGTATTGGGTGTCCAAGTCGCCAGTGCCGGGAACTCCCCAAATTGACACGACGACCTCATACGTGTCTTCATCTCTAGTAAAAGGCGGCTCTATTAGTGACTCAAGCTCAAGATTTTCTATTAGTACTTTTGGCATATATCCCTACCTATGGCCCTTAAGTTGTAAAAACATTTTTGCTCATTATATAATTAGGTGAAGTTGGGTAAATTGCATTGGCTTTTGATCCAAGCATATTAGCTTTTAATTTCACAATCTTGTCCATACTAATGCTCATTTGATTCATAGAACATACGTTCGCCTGAGTCATCACCTCCGGGCTAAACAGTGTCCACCCCGGGGAAGGAGTTCCCAACCCCATGGGGAAGGGAGACGGCGGAACTGTACTAGCAAGGAGCGTTGATTTGACGATGCCGCCGGAGTTTCCGCCAACGCCGTAGCCTTGAATCTTCATCGGCGGCAAGGTGATTGGGGGTAACAGATGTTGGTGAGTCGATAAAATTTTATTTAAAAGATCCTGTTCAATTAAAATACTATTAACGGTTATAAGAATCTCATCTAAATATTTGTAAAGTTTGATAATAGCTTTTTTCATATTATCGCCCTTAACTAATGGTTGCAAGAGTCGACCAGAGTCGTCGTTTCCCGCAATAAAATTAATATCAGGATAAGTGTCTATTTTTCCTCCTTGCGAATTCTTCGTGGAGCCGCCGGCAATTAATTTTATGCCACCATCTCTACTTATAATTCTTACAGAATCTGCTTTTATGGCGGCAGCGGAGCGCGCTTCTACTCTACCAATTGTGCCTTTAGCTAAATTAAAGCCTCGTTGCTTATCATCAATATCTGTTTTTTGGCTTAAATAAATTGTTGCAGCATCTTCTTGATTGTTAGGATCTAAAGTATTAACAAGTTCGACACCGTGCACGTTAACTATTTCTTTCGGTGAACGTCCTCCCATTCCTGCTGTAAGCCTTACAGCTGATGCTGCTGGATGATCACCCTTTTCCCCATCAGACCCACCGTATCCACTATGTAAACCATTTGGACGATCTCTTCCCAAGATTAGAAAAGCATTTCCTCCTTTACTTCTAAACCAGGTTTCACAGTCCCCAGCTTCATATGCTGGTGCGCACTCAAACTTTATCCCTTGTCCCACTCCAGAGAGCGCTCTTTCTCTATCTTTATCTGAAAGTGTGCTTAATTTTTTAGCTCTCTCCGCGCTAATACATTTAGGATATTCTATTAATTTTTTATTCGACATTTACACACTACTTCCTTTATGCTTACATAGGGCAACGTATTATGTATTTTTATAACAAGAGTAAATAGTTTAATAAAAAATACTTTTTCGCTTACTTATTGTGTACCAGAATTCCGTCAGCAAAATAATTGTTATTGTCCTCAACTCTTATATTATACGTCATAACATTATTGCCATGAACAACCTGTACATCAATTAGTGTTGTATAAGTTATTCCATCATCAAGCAAACATTGATCACCGACATTAATAAGTTTTGTATCCAATAATTCTGACGAATGTTCAGCATAGCGATGTTTTGTAAAATCCGGACTTAATGATGCCCAGCCCTTATTTATTACATAATATGGGTGATCATAAGTGTGAATTGTCGACGTGTTATTGTCGAACGTGAACTTTGTAAGATCATTGTGTATTGGATTGAAAGTTGACGTGACACGCTTATTCTCAAGCGCACCAAGTGCAAAGTTATAACTCAACACAGTATCTCCAACATGCACATCTTGAATGTTCTTTTCATGTTTGTTGCCAAGTTCATCGACGACAGCAATCTTAGTTCCTGCAACGAAACAGCCGCCGACGAGGAGGTTTTCCTGGAGCTGTTTTTGTCTTTGTTCAGCTGTAAGTAACCCTCTAGATATATTATTAATAAGCCTTTCTGCAGCTTTTTTACCTAGATGAAGCCCGTCGTGGGCATTTGTCTCATCTGGTTTGTAATCTGGCAGTTCTATTTGCGGATCAATAATCATTACTTTGTCTAATTCTGCTATAGCCATCTGGATCTCTAAATTTCTCGCGAGGCGGCCGCAATTACTTCCTGTTTTAGGCGCCTGGCACGTGCCATTAGCGGTACCTTGGTTCATGTAGGCCCTTTGTTTGCCACCGGGGGCATCATGTGATTTTGGCGCTAAAAACCACACAATCTGTGTTGCCTCTCCTGTGGCATCTCTAATCATATTAATAAATTTTACGGCTTGTTTTCCAGTGCCACCATTTCCTGATAGACATATATATACAACCTTTGGTGGTTGTGTTCTTGTCAAATATTTATTTATACATTTAAAACCAGCTTTTCCCCATTCTGGCTTACCGTCTTGTATCGCACAAACTTGTAAAAGCCATGGTTTAATGGACGAGCCTGTACGAGCTGTTGCAGCTCTTTGGGTTTGCCCCTTGACGGCCCCCTTTGGGAGTAGTTGCCATCCTAAAGTTGTAAGTCGCTTGGCCAGAGCCTCTCCAAGCCTCCCCTTCATCTGGCTATCACCGACCAATAATGCAATATCGCCTTTATCAGCTTCAGGAATTTTGATGCCCCTCTTGAGCGCATTTCTGCTGCGCTGGGTGGCGAGAGCCTTGTCAGCATCGGTCCCTTGATCAAAATCATCTTTTGTGGATGAGTCACCATCGCCGGAGCCGGAGTCACCAGAATCAAGTGATGCTTGCGCAGTATTAACAATTCCCAAATACATCCTACCTGATCTATTTTTCGGATCTCTGAAATCTACCCAAACTGCCTGCCCAACTGCAGGGCGAGGCATGTTTAACCACTTTGCAATGCACTTTGGATAACGCTCAACAAGGTGCTTGTCTCCCGGGCTTAAATTTGCAAAATCCTCATCATTTACTGGAAGCTGCTGTGGTATTCCAAAAGTGTCAATTTCTGGTATGCGGACTCTCATAACAACTATATCGCCTGATTCCTCACCTTCAAAGTGGTTCCAATAGTCCAAAGGAACTTTTCCAGTCGATTGTCCTAAAGTGTAAGTCTCGAATACCCTTATAACTTCCGCTATATAAGGGCCGGCCTCTTTTAAAATACTTGTTTTGTTATGACTAGTGGCGGCGTCTCTTACATACTTAAAGGGCGTTGTGGCTGAGTGTACATTTCTAGAAAATAATGGTGGTTCGGGCCCATTTATTCCATGTTGTATTCGTTCGTTAGCCATTTAAATTTTACTCCTTATCCCACAGGTGTCAGATCCGCGTTATATTCCGCTATGATATTTTCTTCGTCTAACAAAGCTGAATATAATTCTATCCCTTCGTTATATCTTTTTTGGTCGCGGAGAAGGCCGCCGTCGGCGAGCAGTTTTATACAACTTTGATTCTTATAGCACGCGTAAGGTAAACTAGCCCATGTTCCACCAATTCCTTTTCCAGGGCCCGGAGTGTGATGCCTAGGCCCTTTTGGCCCAGCTCCTGGGCCGGCAGTTTTCATAATTAATTTCCATATCTTTTTATTGTCGGGAGTAGCTTCAACAGGAGTGTCGCCCATTTTAACTAATAATTCAAGTAGACTTGCCTTAACTCCACCGAACTCGGGGGCGCCTTTGTGTTTCATCATAAATTGATAAGTCGCATAATCCTGATTCGCCGGGGAAAAATCGGCTCGAGCTTCTTCCATTGATCGATCAGGGTGGCCCGGGCGTTTTCGAGTGCGGGCGGCCCAGTTCTTCCAGGTACTTCCCAAGAATTGAAATCTGCCACAAGCAGAAGACCCATATGCATCCGGGTTCCACTTGACCACAATGCCCGGATGGCCCACATAACCTCCTCCAAAAAAATTTCCAGAAGATACTATATGACCCTTTGTAATGCGGCCTGCGCGTTTTTGTGGGTCGGTAGTTACCTTCCCCCCTACAAGCAATTGATATGGACTAGCTATCACGCCATTGTCCGGACCTTGGTGGCGCGCCCCGCCTTCATGAAGCGTAATCATTCTCATAAAGGCTCTTATACGCGGGTTGCCGCCGACCATGGCCAAAGTTGCAATTTCCCCAGGCCCAATTGTTAACGCCACTTCGCCTTCCGGGAAGGCCCAATTGTATCCATCTGCAAAAACAACTGGCCCAGTATATGGCTTTGGAGGCTCTGTCGGCGGGAAATAATTTGGAGTTAAAGGGTTGTCGAAACCATCTTTAGATCCTGCACCACTAGAATAAGCATTAGGTTGAGTACTGTTGACAATTCCCAAATACATCCTACCTGATCTATTTTTTGGATCTCTGAAATCTACCCAAACTGCCTGCCCAACGGCTGGTCTAGGCATGTTTAACCACTTTGCAATGCATTTTGGGTAGCGTTCAACACGATGTTTGTCTTCTGAGCTTAAATTTACAAAATCCTCATCATTTACTGGAAGCTTCTGCGGGATGCCAAAAGTATCGATTTCTGGTATTCTCGCCCTTATAATAACTATCTCTCCCGATTCGTCGCCTTCAAAATGATTCCAGTAATCCAAAGGAACTTTTCCAGTCGATTGTCCTAAAGTATATTTATCATATACTCTTATAACTTCCGCTATATAAGGGCCGGCCTCTTTTAAAATACTTGTTTTGTTATGACTAGTGGCAAAGTCACGAATATATTTAAAAGGCGTTGTAGTTGGGTGTACGTTTCTAGAAAATAATGGTGGCTCGGGTCCATTTATTCCATGCTGTATTCGCTCTGCCACACTAAGAACTTTCCTTTATTAGCTCAAATAGCTCGTTTTTATCCTCATCGGTTAATTCACCTGTACTTGTCTGTCTTTTGTGGAGCAGACCAACTACCTTAACCAATTGTTCGTTCGAACGCTGTAAAGTTTCAAGATATTTAGCTGCAACTTGTCCTACTTTCTCATGCCTTGTTTCATCTCCAGAAAGATAAATCATCACATCTTTTAAAAGACTATTTGTTACGTCGCGATCACTTCTAATGTTTTCAATCGACTCTTGCAAATATTTATCAACTTCTTTCACTCTTCTTCCATTCCTGTCATGGTCAATATTGTTACCAGGCCAGGAACATTCCTTTTAATGTATACTCCTGTGAACAACGTCTCTGTTCTTCCTCCAACATAAGACATTGCAGCATCCAAGTGTTTACTAATCTCAGGATCTGATGCAAGCTCTTCGGTCATAATTAACAACATTGTACCTGTTTTCGGCTTTCCCTTTGGGGGAGCACACGGGGATCGTTGAAGGCAATTTTGAAAAATTTGTGCTCCAAGATTTGGATCCTTTGGATCTCTAACAATTGTAGAACCAATAAAAATTCTTCCATTTTGTTTTAAAGTCCTTTCAAGATCTTTCGAATCAAAAGTCTGAATGGGAGAATTTTCAGAAGACAACTTCAAAACTTGATTAAATAATTTAGCAAAAGTTTTATTTGCGACTGGGAACATGTTTAACATTCCAACTTTTCCGCGAAGCAATTCGACTTGCCTTTCGTTGTCCAAAACAATGTGAGGATAAGAACATACATCATTTAACAAAGATAGAGCGTTTTTCGCAATTGTTGGATTTAGCAATTCTTGTGCAGATGGCCAGGAAACAACATATACAACTCTCCCTTCCGCTTGAACAGAAGCCAAGTATCTTTCGAAAACTTCATGCATGGAAGCGCATGCGCTTCCAGTTCCTCCGCCACCGCCAGCCAACACAAATAACCAATCAACTTTACCAAGCTTAGTTCTTAATGCATCTTCAACAACTGCTCCATTATTTTCAAAAACAGTTTTACCATAAGAAACATCTTTCGCAACGCCGTCTGCATCAGGAATAAGCACCAAATGCTTAGAATCAATTCCGGCCGGTTGGTCCTTTTCAGTCGTGTTAACTAAAATAGTTTTATTAAATCCTAAATCTAAAAAGGCTTTTGCCATTTTACCTCCACCTCCGCCGACACCAACAAAAGCACAGTTTAAAGATGATTTTGCAGTATTATCAGGCAGCTGCTCTTCGTGTTTTACTTCAGCTGATTCTCCATAGTGTTCTACAAAATCAAAATCATCTGCAAAATCATCTGCAAGGTCGTCTTCCGTTGCTGGCTGTTGATCAATTTCTTCTTCGGACATGATATTCTCCTTTACATATAAATAGAATTATTTTATATTTTTCCTTTATTCCAGTTTAGCTTAAATTTACGATAGCGAACTCTCATCTTATTTAAGTTGTTAACAACTTGCTTTGTATTTAACCCAGTCAACTCTCTTAAATAGAGATAAATTGCCTTTTTATTGAAAATTTCGATATCATTAGAATTTTCTAAAAGAATCTTTATTGCATCTAATACTTTTCTTTCATTTACTCTTAGATTTTCTTGATTCCAAGAATCGATGTGTTGTAAAAGATGAAACCAAAATTCTTTTTCCTCCCGATCCCTGATATACTTTTCTTCAGTAGTAACATAGGTATGTTCTAGATTTTTTGACAAATCATCAAATTGGATTTCTCTTTTGTGTTTTTGTTGGTTCTTCTTAACTTTATGAATAAACCAATTTTTCGTTATAACACTAAAATATGAAAAAGCTTTTGAACCTTTGGTGGAATCGTATTTATCCAAAATTGTTGTTAACCATATTTTGCACTCTTCGCGAAGAATATCTATATTTGGAAGAGTGGAAAATTTATATGTATAAACAATTTTATCTACCATTTCATTAAAGGCCGGCTGTATATATACTACATATAATTCTGTTCTTTCGTTTAAATTGTTAGACAGAGCATAGCGAATTATTGCATCCTCATGTACTTTTGTAAAATAATACTTTTTTGTTTTACTTTTTCTCACAGGAACATATCCTCGCTATCTTCTCTCTTCTCGTATTCCAGAACATCTTGTTCTTCTGGCTCGTCTTGTTCTTCTGGTTCTTCTGGTTCGTCAGTTAAAATATATATTTCACCATAATTTTTAACTTCGTCTACAATATGTCGTGAATGTTGAATTAAATTTTGCAAAACCGGTTCACCATAAAATGTTTCCATTTCATGAATGGCTTCAAGATGATTCGAAAAATTCTCGAGAGCATACAACAAATCATCGCTATTTTCAGAAATAAAAAGTAATTTTGTTAATATACCTTTGATGTACCACAACAATAATAAATTAATTACCACAGATAATGTTAGAAAAAAATAAATCATGGCTTATATTCTTTTTGTCTCATTTTTTCTTTCTCTTTTTCAACTTCCTCTCTCGTTTCTTCAATATGGGATTTTACAACTTCGCCAACTTTTTTTTCCCTTTTGCCCTTCTTCAAGTTCACAGGGAAAAAAGGCAATTTCCTTAAACAATCTTTTTCTCCACATTTTTCACACACATTCACGACCTCTTTCATTAGATGACGTACTAAGTACATCTCTTCGCAAGACCCACATTTGTAAAGATATTTAGGCATTGTTAAAAATCTTCTTCTCGAGGCATGATTTTCTCTTCTTTGTCTTCTTCTTCGACAAATCTAAGAACTGGTGGATTTTCTACAACTAGTTGTTCATCTGTATTCACCACAAAATCAAATTCTCTTAATGTCTCAACAATGTCGCTTTGATCCATAAGCGACTTTTGTAAAGCCATCATTAATGCTCCCATTGCTTGGTTTGATAATTTCATATTATTTCTCCTTTATTGTTAATTGATAGTCAGCATCAAACATCATTTCTGCTAATTTTTTAAAAGTAACTTTCGGTTGCCATCCCAATTTTGTTTTAGCTTTTGTAACATCTCCCATAAGTACCGGCACTTCATGAGGTCTGTACAGATTAGGATTAATTTCAACATATTTCATAGGGTCTCCTAAGCCAGAATATTCAAATACATGATACAAAAATTCTTTTACTGTATGAGCCTCTCCAGTAGCTATCACATAATCATCTGGCTCATCCTGCTGCAACATCATCCATATTGCTTCCACATAATCCTCCGCATGACCCCAATCTCTATAAGCGTCTAAGTTTCCTAGATAAAGTTTGTCTTGGTTCCCCGCAAGTATATTGGCGGCGGCCATTGTTATTTTTCGTGTTACAAATGTCTCTCCTCTTCTAGGTGATTCATGATTAAATAAAATGCCACTGCAGGCAAACAATCCATATGATTCCCTGTAATTTCTGACTAAATTGTGAGCAAATACTTTTGCGCATGCGTATGGTGAAGCAGGCATAAAATTTGACTCTTCATTAAAAGGAGGCTCTGGATTATCACCAAACATTTCTGATGATGATGCTTGATAAAATTTAGATTCTGGACAAAGCTCTTTATAAGCGTTCAATAATCTAAGAGTTCCCATAACAATTGTATCCACTGTTTCTTCTGGAACCTCAAAAGACACTCTTACATGAGATTGAGCTGCAATATTATAAATTTCATCTGGCTTATATTTATTCAGCAATCTCCAAAAACAGCCGGCGTCATGCATGTTCCCATATTCTAACTTCAAGTTAGGGTGAGAGAAAAAATGATCAATTCTGTCAGTGCATAACAACGAAGTACGTCTCTTCACACCAACAACATAATACCCCTTGCTCAATAACAATTCTGCTAAATATGAACCGTCTTGCCCTGTTATTCCTGTTATTAACGCTGTTTTTGTCAATTTACACCTCTAACGTTTGGATAATTTTCTATGAACCAATTACAAGTTTTAACCAGAGAATTCTTAAAGTCTGAATAATTGGCTTTGTCCCATCCTAAAGAAAGTAACTTAGAATTATCAGAAGGCTTTCTAAACTGACCCTTTGGCTTTGTTGTGTCCCATATTATCCTTCCGTTAAAATCGAAAATATCTGCTATTGTATTCGCAACATACTCAATAGAATATTCTTCCGTGTTCCCAATATTGATTGTTGAAGGTTTATCATATTTTTCAAGTAAAAATAATAATATTTTGGCTGCGTCATCAGAATAAGTAAATTCTCTTAAGGGAGAACCATCTCCCCACAAAGTGACGTCTTTATTATTTTGCCCTGCTTCATAGATCTTTCTAATGATTGCTGGAATAACATGAGAATTCTCTAAATCAAAATTATCATTTTCTCCAAATAGATTATTTGGTGTAACTGTAATGAAATTACAACCATATTGTTGGCGGTATGCTTTTGATTGAACATCAAGCATTCTTTTCGCATATGCATATGAATAGTTTGAAAAATGAGGAGGGCCGGAATGAATTTGTTCTTCGACCAAAGGATAATCTATATCGACTGGATATATGCAGGTGCTCAAAAGAGATATTACTTTCTTAACTTTAAATTTTCTGGACATTTCTAAAACATTAATATTCATAGCAATATTATCATAAAAATAGGTGCCCAAGTTATCCATGTTGCCTTTTATTCCTCCAACTTTCGCGGCTGCATGAACAACATATTCTGGCTGATATGTTTCAAATAATGCTTCACACTTATTCTGCGATCTTAAATCGTATTCTTTGGAAGAGATATACATGGCTTCTGGCAATATCTTTTCGATTGCTTTGCCGACCATTCCACTGCCACCTGTAACAAGAACGTTATTCATGCAGATCTCCTAAAACATCCGCAAGACCATCTTTAGAGTCATAACGTGATAAATACTTGTAAAACAGGACGATATCAAGTTCTTTTATAGTTTTGTCCATATCTAATAAATTGTATTTATGAAGGCGCGAAGAATAATAAAGCAAATCTGAAGATTTTTCTTTCTTTTTATTTAGGTCATACGAAGTTAGTGCCAAGTTAATTTGTGTTTTGTCTGCCCTGTAACTGTTTAAAGATATGTTTCTATGATGATCAAAGTTTTCTAGTAATGTGTTTAAATTAATTTTCATTTCATCTGAGGAAAGAATAATAGTTTTGTCAAAATTCTTCTCCAAATAATCTATAACTTTCATTAATGTAGAAGCTGGATCTTCAATAAAATCTTCATAATAAATTAAAAGACCGCCTTCGTGATCATGTTCTAAAAATTTGTCATACAGGCTTGTAACAAAATAGTGCGCGCTGAGTTCATTCATCACAGCACCATGCTCAAAAGCAAATGCAAGTTCTGATGCAGGATTGTCTGGTCCTAAATTTACAAGATTACTTATGACCGCCTCCTTATAGTTTCTTAGCAATAAAATATTTTTTATCGGTGTTCCGGAATCGAGCGCTTGTTCCCATGAGGCATCGAAAGGGCGATGTGTATGGTACAAAAATTGAGGACCAGTTGCTAAAGTTTCCCACAGCAAATACGGAGATTTTGTGGAAGTTGTTGTTTCCTTCTTTCTGGTGAATTTCGGCATTTGGCCGGTTGCTTTCTTTGTAACAAACTCAAAACAGTAGCGAAACCAATTTGCTCCGGAGCGTGGATAAGCCAATAAATATATTACATCTTTTGATGGATGGTTCATTAAGCCCCCTCATAGTGTGACAAATACTTGTTAAAAAGTTCTGAGTATTCTTTAATGCACTTATCCATTTCTAATAAAAACTCTTTACTCACCAATGACGAATAGAAAGATAGATTTGAAGATTTTTCTGTTGTAGACAACCCCAATCCAGATTCTGCTTTGTAAGCCCTTAGGCAAGTGTTTTTATGATGATCAAGGTTTTCCAACAATTTATCTAAGTTGTTTTTCATATCTTTTGGGGAAGGAATAATAATTTTATCGTAACATTCAGCGGAATACGTCGGAAAGCCCAGAAGTGCCAAGGAGTCAGAAGTTGCGCATGTATGTTTGCCAAAGATCTCATATGTAGATGAACATGCGGAATCGTGCATTCGGATGGAACTGCCTTCGGGGAAGTTTTTCTCTAAATAATCTATAACTTTTGTCAACACAGGACGCGGATCTGTAATAAAGTCTTCATAATAAACTAAAAGACTAGTTTTTTGATCTCGCTTTGAAAACTTGTCGTGAGTTTCTATTAGCCTAATGTAGCTTATTAACTCCGATGGTTCTTTGTGCATCGGGCCATGGTCGTGGCCTGCGATTTCACTGGGATTTAGAGGGGCTTGGTTTTCAAAGGGAACAGGTTTGTCGGGAGTTAACCCAAAGGACTGCTTTCCTACTGCTATTGTGGAAGCTAGCTCGGCCCTATAATTATACAATTGACTTGCGATTGCTTCATTGTAGTTCCTCACCAACAAAATATTTTTTATAGGCCTAGCGGGATCATAATCAGCCGACAATTCTGCAGCACCTCCGAGATCTGGCTCTATTAAATTAGCAGCTGCGTATAACCCATGATCGTTTGGATCGTGTGTATGGAACAAGAGCATCGGATTCGAGGCGCCCGTTGGCCATTCAGCTCGTCTCGAGTGGGCGGTTCTTTTTGTGATAAACTCAAAACAATAACGAAACCAATTACTCCCTGAACGTGGGTAGGCTAATAGGTATATTGGTTCGTTCTTGGAATGAGTAAGAATGCGGCCATTTGCATCGCGGTTGTGACCATCTGATTGACCATTGTTGCGGACTATCGTCATGCTATAAATCCATTAAAATAGTTATTAGAATTTATATTTTTGTCATCGATAAAAAGATCGTAATAAGGCTTGTCTAATTTAAGATCATGATATTTGGCGCCCCATTCTTTTAATTGTTTTTCTGTTAGTTTTCGCCAATCTATTCCTGTTAAACTTCCGCGAGCAGTCCAATAAACTATTGTATGCCCTTCATCATATAAATTATTTATTTTGTTAATTCTTTCCATCATCGGAACAGCCTTATTATAATCTCGAGTCGCAGAAGACTCTTCTGGCATATCACATATTGTCTCGTCTACGTCGACATATATAACCATTGTATCAGACTCTATAGTCAAATTTAATCTCCCTTTTGAATCCTATAGCTGTCACTATCAAAATGTTCTGTAGAGAATTCAAATAACTCTGAATTTTCCAGTGCGATCATTTGATGTCTCAACCCTCTGTATACATGAAAATTTTCACCAGCATTAAGAACCACCTCTTCCGCCTCTTCAACGTTATTTTGATCGGAGTATTTCACAAGGAGCTTTCCAGATTGTAAATAAAAAACCTCATCTTTCAATTTGTGGAAATGCCACGAACATCTTTTTCCCTTGTTAAAAAATAAAAGTTTTCCACAGTATTCAGACTTATTTACAATCCACTTTTCATATCCCCAACCTTTGTCAACATGCTTTATAGGCAACTCATTTACCATACGCTTTTTCCACCATCAATAACAAGATTTTCACCAGTCATGTATGTACTAGCATCGGAACAGAGAAAAACAATTGCCCCTTTATATTCATCAATATCAGCCATTCTTCCCATTGGAATAATATTTGACAGTTTACTTACAAAATCTTCCGGATGATTATTATAAACTCCTGTTGGACTTAAACAGTTAACTCTAATATTCTTTTTTGCAAAATAAACAGCAAGATACTTTGTCATTCCAATTATAGCCCATTTTGCTGCTGAATAGGTTATCGGTTTTACATTCTGTAAACTTTCCGGGACACCGTCTTTTCTATAAAGTCTTTGATCTGGTGCTATAACTCCTAAATCTGAAGAGATGTTTAGTATAACTCCGCTCCCTTGTTCTAACATTTTATTTCCAACAGCCTGTGAGCAGAAAAAAGTACCATTCAAGGCGGCATCAATTCCTTCAAACCAGTAATCCTCTGTCATGGTTTCGAATCTACTATCTGGAGTTAGACCAGCTTCTTTTTTCACCTTTGGATCTTTGGCTGCATTATTAATTAAAACGTCAATTCTATCCAATTTGTTAACAACATTTTGAATTGATTCTTTCTTTGTTACGTCCATATAAAAAGGAATTGCACATTCGTTCCCATATTTATCATTCAGTTCTTTTGCCTTTTCGTGGGCGCGGTCTTCGTGACGATCTGTTATGATTGCCCGGGCGCCGAATTCAATAACAGCTTCAGCATGCTTAGGTCCAAGCAAGCCTCCTGCCCCAGTTATCATAACTGTCTTTCCTGTTAAATCAAATGGATTGTTCATTCATAATCTCCTCGAATAGTTTTTTATGTCTAGAAATAACACTTACTTCATTTCCAGATTCGCCACGCATAGTTTGTAATGTGTACACACCATTATAGCCTATCCCTTGTAAAATTTTAAATATTAATTCAAAATTTGTGTCTCCTGTTAATGGTTCAACCGTTTTCGCATCAAAAGTTCTATCTTTCAAATGTACGTTATCAATTTTATATTTTACCAAATTAATATATTTTTGATGATCAAAGCCGCAAGAAGTTATATTTCCTGTGTCATAGGTGACAAAAAAATTATCACGCAAACTAACAATTTCTAAAAGCTTTTCTGCCTCCAGTTCAGCTTCAAAAGAAAAATTCAAATTTTTATATAGATCAGCTATTGGCAACATTAATTTAATAAAAATTTCTCTGTCTTTCTCATCTTGTACACTGCTGTCTTCTAGAAGAGGAATTGTTATGTTTTTAATGTTGTTTCTAATGGCTGCGCCACATATGGGCACCAAATTGCTAGCAAGCTCTCCAAAAATACATTGGTCAACCAAATTATCTGCACAAATAGAACTTATCGAATAATCACTCAAGTCTTCAAAAAAAATTGGATTATTTTTAAATGAATCTTTAGTCACAACCCAATCAACGTGAGACAACCCTAGCTTTTCTAACAGTCTAAATTCCCTCTCCCAGTCGTCCGGACATTCTTGAAATCCTTCATTTGGTGGAGACAATCTTCCCTGTATTATTCCAATATTCATTTTAACTCTTCTACCATCTCAATAAAGAATCCATCCGGATCTTTACAAAACGCAACTTTGGCGAACCCACTCGAAGAAACAAAAGGAGGATTAATAAATGATACTCCTTCCTCCTTTAAACGTTTATAAGTTTCATCTAGATTATCCACAGTTACCGCTATATGAGTACATCCTATTTGATTTATTTTTATTGCTTTCGCCTCTTCTTTGTTTGTTTTATAATGAAGCAGTTCAATCATATCTCCGGTACTCAGTGATATTTTAACCGTTTGCACAATGACATCGTTCAGTCCCAAAAAAGTATCAATATACTCTCCAGATTCAGTATTGTTTTTTTTAATTTCAAACCCTAACAAATCTTTGTAAAAATACAAAGATTTGTCAATATCGCTAACTACAATTCCAACATGCCTTATGTTAATCATTTTTTTGCCACCGCCAACAGCATAACTTCTTTTGAAAATCTAACAAATTTATTTAATTTATTGGACACCTTCCATGGAACCTGATTCAAAGGGGCATACGGAATAGGTAATAATGATACTAATTTGGAAAACATCTTCAAATGTGGATATTTCCATAAATATGGAAGCTGATAAAAATAATAAACTTCAACATCTTTAAACCCTGACATCTCCATAATATCTTTTAGTGATGCTCTAGTAAACGGAGTGACATGCGTATGGTCAATATAAAAAGCAGCCTTATAATTATGCTCCCAACTTGGTGTCATAATTACAGATACACCGCCTTCTTTTAGACTTTTGTGAGCTGCCTGTATAAGAGCCATAGGATCGTGCATATGTTCAACGACAGATTTGCTAAAAACAAAATCAAATTCATTTTCGTAGGACAATTCTTCCTTTTCAAGATTTAAAACTTTTATATTAAATCCTTTGCTATAACTTGGCGCTTCTGGAGATATGTCTACCCCACATGCTTCAAATCCTAGAGACGAAAGTGCTCTTAAAGAATCTCCGCGACCACAACCAATATCTAAAACTTTCCCAGTTCTTTTATAAAAATTAGAAAATATATACTCTCCCAACTGAACTGGATATGAACTTCGAGGGGCGCGTTCTTCGGAATAAGTTATTTTCAAATATTCTTTCTTGTTAAGCGCAGATTGACTCATTTTCAGCCTCCTCAATTGACTCTTCTATGACCTTCATCGCCTCTTTGATCGCTCCAATTGTTATTGTCAAAGGAGGGCCAAGCTTTATTGCATTTTTGAAAGTACACACCGGAAGGACACCCTTAGAAATACATTTTTTAACAACATTGGTTGCTATTTCCTTGTTCTCAAAAATTATTCCTGTGACCATCCCTCGCGCATTAACGTGTGTTACAGAATTATATTGCAACAAACTTCTTGACAGCTTATAAAATATTTTATTTTTCCTGTGTAAAGACTTTTGAAACTTTTCATCTGTTAAAAAACTTATATTTGCCAACGAAGCGGCACAACATACGGCATTACCAGAATGAGTTCCGCCGACGATGGCGCTTTTGTCCACATCAATCAATTCTTTGGTCCCTAACAATGCCGCCATAGGAAGCGACGATGATATTCCTTTTCCCAAACATACTAAATCAGGCTTTATATAATCGCCGTATGTCATATATCCATACAATTTTCCCATTCTGTAAAAACCAGACTGTATCTCGTCAAAACATACTAGAATTCCATGCTTTTTAGCAAAGCTATATAAGTCCCTAATATATTCGTCAGGATACATCCAAGCTCCCCATCCTTGATAAGTTTCTAGAAAAAAGGCTGCTATTTTTTCAGGATCTGGAAGATGAGATGAATCAAATTTGTCTTCGGCGTGAGGGAAATCAACAAAATGAATATCATCATCTTTTATGTTAGACCAGTCTGTACTGTTCTCGTCTCCACACAAAAAATCAGATCCCAAAGCTCTACCATGGTAACTTCCTCTAAATGATATTATATATTTTTTATTATTTTTCTTGGCCCAGAATTTAATAAGCTTATTTGCAATATCAGTAACTTCAGATCCGGTACTCAATAACACAGCTTTTTCAAAATGATTAGGAGATATTTCAAGCAACTTCTCAATAAACTTATATCGAATTTCAGTGTTATAAAGGAAAGAAAAAATTAATTCATCAGATTGTTTTTTTATCGCTTTAACTATTTTAGGATTTGAATGGCCCGCATTGCACACAAAGATTCCTGCCGTCATGTCAATCCACTTGTTTCCTCTGTCATCAAAAATGTTAAAGTTTTTTGCCCTGCTCCAAGTTATAGGCAATTGATCACTTAGAGCAATTGATTCATATTTTTGTTTTTTGCGTGTTAAAGAAGTTTCATTTAATACGAAATCAGACTTGATTGTTCTATGTTTTGTTTGTATAGTTTTCATTTAAAAAATCTAATAATTTATGCCCGTTAAATTTTATTTCTCTCTCTAACATCTCAAACTGATATGAAACATCTATCTCCGTTACAAAATCAGTTATATACGGAACTATTTTATCCCCAAAAGAAGTCCCAGATTCAACAATGCTTCTTTTTAAAATATCCGCATATCCATTAGGCTGATAAGCTTTTGGAAAGACTTGTCTAGGCAAATTAGTATAATTCTCATCTCCTTTAAAATCTTTAAAAAACCCTTTACAGTATCCATTTTCTATTTTAAAAAGTTTATGTGGCGATTCAGGTATTTCATGCACAGAACGAATGGAGGTTGTCTCTTTTTTGTTTTCATAATATTTTTCAACAATTTCATCCAAACTATTTGGACACCTGAGAGGAGTTGTCGGTCTAATAAAAATTAAATCTTCAACATCTATGTTTTTAAAAAAGTGTTTTAAAACATCGTGATCTGTTGAATTATCAGTTGCATATTCAGATGGTCTAATGAAAGGAATTGTTGCTCCATATTTCTCAGCAACTTGTGCAATTTCCAAATCTTCAGTAGACACAAAAATATCATCAATATATTTTGATAATTTGCACACTGCTATAGAATAAGCGATTAAGGGAAATCCATGTAATTGTTTTATATTTTTACGTGGTATTCCTTTGCTTCCTCCGCGAGCTGGTATAAGCGCTGCTATTCTATAACGTGTCAACTGTTCTCAGCTTTTTAGCAATCGATTTCTCACTTTCATACACATGCTTTTCAGGACTCCCCAACGATGTTTCAATGTCTCTAACGTATTCAACAAGCCTATTTAGTCCTGTTAATTCCAACGATGCAGCCTGATCCGATCCGTACATCGCCCGATCTAATGTAATGTGTCTTTCAATTGATGTGGCGCCAATAGCGGCTGCAGCACAACTAACAATAATTCCAGACTCGTGGCCGCTATAGCCAACGTCGCATTGAAATGTATTTTTCAAAGTTCCCATCGCTCTAAGATTAGCATTTTCAATTTGCATAGGATACGTGCTGTTGCAATGCATTAATTCATAAGGGCAATCTGCATCTTCAAATATTTGCACCGCTTTCCCAATTTGTTCAACAGTGCTCATGCCAGTGGATATAAACGTATGCTTTCCCTCTTCTGCTATCATCTCTAATAATTGGCGATGTGTAAGCATGGCTGATGCTACTTTGTTGTATTTTAAATCATACTGTCTTAAAAATATTTGACTTTCTACATCCCAAGCAGACGCAAGCCATTCAATTCCCTTCTTTTTACAATGCGCGTCGATAGAATCATATTGTCTCTTATTGAATTCCAGGCCTTGTTTTTGTTCTCTATTCGTGGTTCCCCATGGACTTTCACGAGGTCTATCTAAATCTTCTGTAGCATATACTAAATCAATCGTTCTTTTTTGAAACTTTACAGCATCGCAGCCGGCTTTGGCTGCTCCATTAATTAGTTTTTTAGCTATTTTTAAATCCCCATTGTGATTAATTCCTATTTCAGCAATTATAAAAGTCTTATTCATTATCCTCTCCTAGATGTATTTTTAAGGCGCCTTTTTCAAACTCATTATACCACGGATCTTTATGTAAGTTAACAATTTGTATGCCACGAATTTTTGCACTCTCATTAAGGACTTTTAAATCATTTTTTAAATTATTACTTAATTTCTGCCAATCATCATTGTCTTGTGGCAAATATACATTTTTATTAGCAAATCCTAATTTATAATCTAAATCTAATCCAGAAATGTAAACTGGATTGCAGCCCATAATTATGGCAAACGCTATCATATGAACTGCAACAGTGTCACCGGTACTATAATGTTCTGAATATCCAGAAACTTCTTGAAGCTTTTCCTGCACCGTTGCTACATTTGGATTAATCCAGTTACAACATTTCCCTCCCCCAGTGGGGCCGTGTGGAAGCGCTCCTGAAAATCCGGCTCCACCTTTATATCTTGGCGGCATCCACATTGAAGAGTTGTTTCCATATTCAGTAAAATTAAATTCTTGTTTTTCTTTGTAATGCCGCTGGAAATTTTTTAAAATATCTAGGCATTTGTGATGCTTGAAATGTCGCTGATCATAAATTAAATAATCAGGTTTTAAGTTTTCAGATACAAAATCTCTATCTGAAAAATCTACTGACCCGGCAAAAAATATCGTGGCATCTTCGTATTTGTTAACGTCAATTGAGTAATTTCTTAGTTTCCATATCCCGGTATCATTTATCAAATCTTGTATGGCCAATTCTCCGTTGGCGATTATCCAATAGTCCGGAGGTTCTTCAAAAAAATTAAGCCAATCACTACAGTCAATTCTAATAATTTTTTTTTGCTTTTGTAAATCTTTAATCTTTTCTTTATTCTCGTTTAAACTTGGCCCATGGACAGTCACGACGGCGGCGGTGCCTTTATGTTTATCGATTATTTGTTCAAAATCTATTTGCATTTTTTACCAAATAAAATTATTTTTATAGTATTTTACAATCTCTGGCAATTCTAGATCGAAATTACAATCAGTTTTCCAGCCTAAATTTTGCAATTTAGAATCATCAACAGAATACCTTAAATCTTGACCCACTCTTTTAAAATCAAAATCTATATAATCACTATAATCTATATTTTGCCCTTCAAAATATAAATCTAAGATTTTCTTTACAGTGTCAAGGTTTTTTTGTTCATAGCCGCCGGCTATATTATAAATTTCATTAACTTTTCCTGACTCTATGATTCTCATTATTGCAGAGGCAGTATCTTTAGCATGTAGCCAAATTCTAACAGGCGTTCCTCCGTCGTGCAAAGGAATTTTCTTTCCCAATGATAAAAATTTACAAGCTTTTGGTATTAACTTTTCTACGTATTGGCCTACGCCATAATTATTAGTCGGCCTAACAATGACATATGGTACATCATAAGTCCTGCTCCAAGCCAAAACTAGTTGATCGGCGGCAGCTTTTGTGGCCGAATATGGATTACTTGGTTTTAACAAGTCAGTTTCTTTGTGATCTCCATCAATTATATCTCCATATACTTCATCCGTACTAAAATGAAGAAAAATAGGCATTCTAAAATATTTTTTTGTTTTAATTAATTCTAACAAATTATGCACTCCGTTTATATTGGAATGAACAAACTCCCCACTCTTAACAATTGAATTATCAACATGAGTTTCGGCTGCCGTATTTATAATATAATCGCAATCATATAACCAATCTAAATCATTAATATCCTTTTTTTCAAAAACAAAATTTTCATATTTTTTAAACTCTTGTAATAAATTTTCATTCGATGCGTATGTTATCTTATCTACCCCTCTTACATGCCACCCTTTCTTTAAACATGCGCGTGTTACATAAGAACCCATAAACCCTAAACAACCTGTTATATAAACAACTTTCATTTTGTAATTCTCCCTTTAAAAAAACCATTTACAACTTTACGTATATATCTTAATTTTTCCTTTGTTAGTCCAGGATATGTTCCTAGGAAAAAAGAATTAGTTGCAGCCTTATGCGCCACAGGAAACATTTCCTTTAAATCTTCATATTGTTCTGCCAGTTCCGAATAAGCAGGATGATATAACAGGTTGCCTGAAAAATAATTTCTAGTTTGTATTTTAGCATCTTCCAAATGTTTTATAAAGTCAACTCTGCTAAAAGAAGCGCTATCTCTGATAGTTAACAGAAAAGCAAACCATGAAGGGTTCGATTTTTCTGTCGGTCTTGGAAGGTGAAAGTATTTTTTGTATGGTTTGAAAACATCTAAAAGATAATTAAAGTTTTTAATACGAGAAGAGTGGAAACTTTCTACTTTCTTAAGTTGTTCTAAACCAATCGCAGCTTGCAATTCTAATGGCCTCAAATTAAAACCTATCTCATTATACACATATCGATGATCGTAGATTAAATCTTTATTTTTGGGAAGCCACTTTCTAAATCTATTACCGCATGCAGTTTCTCCCGTCACATCTCCAGGCTTTTTAGTATTGCAAAAACAAGCTCTTCCCCAGTCACGTAAACTTAATAAAACTTTATGATTCCTTGCCTTATTTGTGGCTACGAAACCTCCTTCACCAAGCGTCATGTGATGTGCAGGGTAAAAAGAACAAGATGACATATCTCCAAAAGAGCCCAGTTTCTTTCCATCGTAAGTTGATCCTAAAGCATCGCATGCGTCTTCTAATAGAATCAGATCATACCTTTGTACCAGTTCCATAACTTTATCCATATTTGGGGGATTTCCGAGGGCGTGAGCGAACATTATAGCCTTAATCTCTCTATTTGTATCTTCTTCTAATATTTTTTCAACCTGACCCAGATCTAAATTTAAATCAGGCAACGTGGAGTCAACAAAAACAGGAACAAAGCCACACTGAAGTATTGGATTTACCGTTGTTGGAAAACACACAATTGGAGTAATAATTTTTGTACCCACAGGAAAATTATAAAGATTTTTAGATTTGAGCGCGGACACCATTAACAAATTGGCAGAAGATCCAGAATTTGTTAATATTCCCTTATCCATTCCTAAGTGTGGCGCGAATTCTATTTCAAATTGTCGACTCTTTTTTCCAAACACCAACCACCCATCAATCAAAGACTTAATTGCAGCAAGATATTCGTCTTTTGAAAACACATCTCCTGAATATGAAACCCAATCTTTTCCCGGGTGCCACACCGTTTCTCTTCTTTTTTTATTTTCTATATATTCGGAAAGTGGCTTTAGTATCTGATCTAACTCATTCATCTTTTAAATAATCCCAATCATAAGAATTCCTATAAGATGACAATGGTATATTGGTATCTTTAAATTTCTGCCTAATGTAAACAATAACATCGTCACTAAGGGGCATTTCCCACAATGGGAACCCCCATTTTTTATAAAATTTCTCATGTGCCTCTCTTTCAAATCTCAAATCAGTGCCAGGCGTTCTCGGGTATTTTGGATTTGGGTGTGTATATAAAACATCTGGTATCCAAACATTGAAGAACCCTGATTTAAGAGATTCTAGAGCCCAGTCATTATCAATTAAAATTGTATAATCTGTCCACTCAACACATGGTCCTATTTTCTCAAGAGCTTCGGAGCTTACCAAGTTTAAATGAGCATAAGGCCCATGACATTTAACTGCTCTATTCGGAAAATCTAGTTTATCATAATTTTGTTCTGTAACTTTCTCATCAGGCTCAAAATTATGACATTCGTAAATTCTAGGATCGTTGTGTCTGTCTAGGCAAAAAGGATCCTTAAAAGAATTAGCTACTGGATTTTTATCGAACTTATAATATCTATCATTTGTAAAAGATATCCACCCAATTGGATCTTTAGCATCTTTAATTTCTTCGAGAGTCTTTGTAAAAAAATCAGGAGTCTTAACTATCAAATCATCATGTGAAAATAAAACATATTTAGTATTGTCTTTGTGGTTATCAAAAAACAAATTAAATTCCCTTGCCCATGAATCTTCTGAATATTTCACCTCTAATAAAGATTCTGGTTTTACTACATGTTTGAGAGATTCGTGAGAAAACAATTCATGAGCAAATTTTTCTTGTGAACGAGAATCTGTCACAATATAATATTTGTAATCGACATCTCCAATGTTTTTAGAAATGGAATACACAGTTTCAGTCAAATTTGCCTTACCGCTCAAACCAACATTTGGTCCAGAACTCATAATAAATATTACAACATCATGCATGTTCCACAATCATAACACTAGAATCTCTTTTTGTTAAACAAGGAACTATACAACTTACGCAGTCCATAACTAAGCCCAACTAGGTCAATATTTAAATTATTTAGCTTTTCTCCGTTTCCACAGTATGAGTTATCAAGGCCATCCTGTTCTACAATAATTTTACTCTTGTTCTCTGATAGAAAATTTATCATGTTGGCTATGTCCTTTAAAGTTTCTTTTTGGGGATACACCATATTAACATCTCGCGGTGTGCCCGGGTTCCAATTTTGCAAATAAAACTCTATTACTCTACACAGATCTTCCGCGAAGAAAAAATCCATCTTTTTATTTTTGTGTATAATGATAGGTTCATTGTTCACATATCTTTTTATATTGGACTTGATCATTCGATCTTCATTTTCCTGAATTCCAAAACATCCAAACAATCTCAAATTTATAATATTGTCACTATGTTTCTTAATTTTTTTCGCGATCATCTTTTTTGAGAAACCATAAAAATCAACAGGAAAGGAATCATATATTTCTTCTTCTTTAACATCATCTATGTCCGTTCGTCTATCAAACTCCGCGCCAGATCCAAAATGAAACATCATCTTAAACTCATCTGCATGTTTGCTTAGGTTATCATACATTCTCATATTGCATAAAAAATCTTCATAAGATTCTTTACATGTTCTTCGACCTCCTTTGGCGGCAGAATGAACAACTACATCAATTTTATTATCTTTAAAGAAATTATCAACTTCTTGCTCATTAAGAACATTTAAATTATTTCTATTTGTTAGATATATTGCATGATTTATGTTTTTAAAATATGAAACGAATTCGCGGCTAATAAAGCCACTACACCCTGTTACTAATATCTTCACCTATTTATTTTTTCTTGTAACCGTGTTTGGCGTTAAACAGTGATTAGTAGGGAATCCTTGATCTGTTTCATATTTCCATTTGCTATCAGAAAGAAGTTTTTCAAGTTCTTCATCTTTAATTTCATAAAAATTCTCTTCGGACGGAAAGACACCATTTCTAACTTCATCCGCGTATTCTATCATTGCCTTTTGCATAATTTGGCCAGCTTCGCAATACCTTTTAACAAACTTGGATTTAAATTCCCAAAACAGGCCCATTAAATCATGAAAAATAACAAGCTGTCCGTCGACTCTGTCGCCGGCGCCGATTCCATACACTGGTATTGACAATTCCTTAGCAATTAGTTCTGCTGGTTCCTTCGGCATCGCTTCTAATAATAAGAACGAGCAACCAGCTTCTTGTAATTTAAGAGCTTGTTCTAAAATAATATCTGCTTGCTCAGCAGTTTTACCTTGCACTCTATAACCACCAAGCTTAGCTCTCGTATGAGGAGTGAGGCCAAGATGGCTCATAACCAATATCCCAGACTCCGCAATAGCTTTAATTCTGTCTGTCATTGCTCCTTCTACTTTAACACAATCCATGCCAGACCTTATAAATCTTCCTGCGTTGTAAACTGCTTCTTCGTTAGACACTTGATAAGACATATAGGGCATATCTCCAATAAGAAAAGCATTTTTTGCTCCTCTCGAAACAGCTTCACAGTGTAAAACCATATCATCCATTGTTACAGGAATTGTGGTTTTGTGACCCAAAGTTGTCATTCCCAAAGAATCTCCCACAAGAATAGCATCAACTCCTGCGCCATCTGTAATTACCGCTTGCGGGTAATCATACGATGTGGCCAAAACAGTTTTTTGCCCTTCCCTTTTTTGTTTTCTTAATTTTAAAATCGTAACTTTATTTTTATCATTAGCAGCCATTTTTTCCTCCGAGTTGTGGTTGTTCAATCTTAATAATAACACAAAATTATTTTTTTATTAAGATTTTTTTTAATCATATTCAATCGGTTTAACAATCATATTCTCATAAAACTCTTCTCTTGATAAAATAGGATACATGTCTTCAAAAGGCCTAGATACAACACGACCATCTTTTGTCTTAGTTGAAACTAAAGTGGGCACTATTTCTTGCCACTTCTGACACATAACCTCACATATAACTGGACCACTGTAATCAATGACTTCTTTTAAAATTTTATCTATGTCTTTTGATTTTTTAATATTGAAATATTTGATTCCATAAGCATTGGCAATTTTTTCTGTATTTGGAAAAGAAATTCCACTTTCATTATCAACTCCTACAAAATCGTTTTTAAAAAATTTCTTTTGTGTGGTTCTAATTGATAAATAACCATGATTATTCCAAACAAATAATTTGATTGGCAATTGGTATTGTACAATTGTTTGTAGTTCTTGTATGTTTGTTTGAAAAGACCCATCTCCTGTAATACCTATTACATCACCATTGTTTTTTGCTACGCTGACTCCTATGGCGGCAGGAATAGTAAAGCCCATGTCTGCTTGGGCACCAGATGTAATATGTCTCTGCTCATGTGATATGTCTAAAAATTGTGACGTTACATAATAGGAAGAACCAGCATCAGAAACAACGACAGAGTCTCTTTTATTGTTTTTCGAAAGCTTATCAGTAAAATAATAAAGATTTATCCCTTCTCGGTCTTCTTCCCAATCAGGCTGACAAATTCTCCACTTGTTTTTCCATCCCAAACACGTGTTTGCCCAAGTTTGATCAAATTGTTTTTCGAAATTGCATCCCTCTAAAAATAATTTTGCATCTGCATTAATAAAATAATCTATTTTAATGGTATCTTTTTTATGCTCTTCAGGATCAATGTCAACAACAACTATTTTTGCCTCTCTCGCAAACAATTCATACTTATACCCAACAACTGGAACTCCCAATCTGGTTCCAACTGTCAACAATAAATCAGAATTCTGAACTGCAAAATTTGCGGCTCGGTTTCCCTTGATTCCAATGCGCCCTATGTTTAATGGGTGGTGACTAGGCAACAAATCTATTCCTAGAAAAGTTGTGACCGTAGGGATATTAAATTTTTCAACAAAATGCTTAAGCTCATTTATAGCAGAAGCCATCCTTACGCCGTTGCCAACCAGCAACACCGGTCTTTTTGCCTCGTTGAAGTAATCTTCTAAAATTTCATATTCTTCTTTCAGTGGGGTTTCTTTGAAAGTATTTTCTTCTTCAGGTTCGAACCTTCTAACCTCTAGAGGGTCTATATAGGCACCCTGTACATCCAATGGAATGTCTAGCCAAACTGGCCCTGGTCTACCAGACTCTGCTAAATATATTGCCTTATCAAGGTGATAAGCTATTTGTTCTGGATCATTAATCATGACAGAATATTTTGTTATAGATTTAACCATCTCAATAACATTTGCTTCTTGCACTCCTATCTGCCTGAGTGGTAAATCACAATTATACGTTGTTTGAGATTTATTAACTTGGCCTGAAATAAACAAGCACTTTACATTGTCTTGCCACGCCTCTAATAATCCAGTAATAGTATTAGTGCACCCACATCCCGTTGTAGGCATCACAACGGCAAAATCATTATTGTATTTAGCATATCCAACTGCTGCCATGGCACACGCTTGTTCGTGATGGTTAAATACAGCACGAATATTTGGATGTTTTCCTACAGCATCATTTAAAAACATGGCTCCTCCACCAGTAAGGGTGAAAATATCTTTTACTCCTAGTTGACTAATTCTATCAACTATATAATCTGCTACTCTGACTTGTCCCATTTTTCTTTCCAGTGTTTTTTTATAATATTGTCATAACTGACTTTTTCAGAGTGCATCCCCCAAGTAGCTTGTTTGTCGTGCCATCTATAATAATATCCAAGCCACTTAGGAGCTGGATATATAAATATATTGTTGTCTGCTAATCTAAAATATAGATCATAATCTGACGCTCCTAAATATTTTTCAGAGTTCCACGTTAACAACCCATTTTCATGTATTTTTTTACTATAAAAAACACTCGGAGTTGTAACGGGGCATTTTTCGAAAAGTTGATTTTTAAAGTCATCCAAACTCTTATAGCTGTGACCTATATCGCCAGCATATGTTTCTTCTGCCCCGTTGACAGATCTAATTGGGCTTTGAAATGCTAATATTTTTTTCGGATCTAGCATTATACATTTCATAACATTAGACAAATATGTTGCGTCTAAGAAATCGTCTGCTCCAACAATTGTTATATAATCGCCAGAAGATAATCTAAGACCTTCGTCTACTGGCTCTGTCCATGAGTACTTATAAATATTTTCTGCGGAACTTACAATTAAATCATTATGTTTCTCTTTTAAATTTTTAATAAGATTTAAACTATTATCTGTACTTTCGTTGTCAACAACTATAATTTCTTTATTTTCATAATCTTGATTTATTGCAGATAAAACACATTTTTCAATCCACCTTTCGGCATTATAACACGGTATTATTACACTAATTTTCATAGTTTTGCCATCTGCCTAACACGATTAATGTATGTGTGATTTTGTTTTATTTCTTTTCTATTTTTTTCTTTCATTGGTTTTAATTCTTCTTCTGGCATATTAACATATCTTTCTACAACGTCAAACATTTCTTCTGGGTTTTTACACAAGGGAACATTTGCAAAATATTTCTTCATTTGCCTTTGGCCGCCGGCATCACTAACAAGAAGACCAGTTAATGCTAGCGACTTGAATGTCCTTTCATTAGTGTCAAAGTGCGTATGATGATGGTGCGCGTCATGTACATTGATAGAAACTTTACTGTTACATAACACTAAATTCTCTTGTTCGTGTGTTAAGTTTTTACCAACAAATATTCCACACTTTAAACCAGACTTCATAAAAGGGCGAAAATATTCTAACATAAGTTTACGTTTTTCGTCAAATCCGTTATTTGCCCATCCTCCAATAAAACAAACATCATATTCATATCTTTTGTCTGACATTTCAGAATAATTAACTGAATCAAACGCCAATGGGACTACATTAATCTCTTTCCATTTAGAAAAAACATCTCTTCCTAACTCATTGTCAACTTCTGCCCATGACCACAAATATATGTTTTCAGATTCATTAATCTGCGCAGTGTGTTCACCTGATATGACACTCGTGAAATTTGGGTGTCGGTTCCATGGCCCCGGAAAATTATTCGGCTGTGCAAACAAATAAGCACGTCTAGATTTAGCAAGAACATCTACTGCATTCTGTGTCTTTATATGCCAGTCAGAAGACATGATATCATACGAACCATTTGGTTCGTTAATTTCTTCTATATTGGTATATTCTTTAACATCGAAACCTTCGTTGTTCCAAGCAGATTTATAACCTTTGTTAATCCATATCCAGGCGCCATTAATTTTAGATTTTTCTATATAAATCTTCATTTTAAAATCTTAATAATGTTATTAACAATTTTGTCACGCTTCAATAGCATTATATCAATTAATTCTTTGCCTTTTAATTCAAACCATGGCTCAAAGGACGCTCCAACCAGACTATTTGTTATTACTGAAACGTTCATCATTCTTGCTTCTACGACTATTCTAGAAAGAGTTTCTGGAGTTTTTGGAAGAAAAACTAGGTATTTGTTCGTACCCAGTTTTTCTAGAAACTTATAATAAACGTCGCTTTGGATCAATTCATAAGGATATTGTTTATATTTACAAAATCTTAAAGCATCTGTTGTGTTCTTATGAGGTATATTTGATTGCATTATAGAATAAAGATTCTTTTTTTCTTTTTTCGAAAATTCCTTTATTTTTTCTAGACTATCTAATGACCAAAGATTGCCACTTAAGTTGTGTATATTTTGTAAACCTAGGTTTTTCTTTATAATGTCACAATGAAATTTTGATTGACCAAAAACAGCCTTTGCGTGTTTATAAAATTCATAATTTATAATTTTATCTTTCGGGGCTTTAAAGTTCTCAAAATCTGAAGGATTTCTCGTGGTCAAGTACTTGTGATCATGTTCGTAAATTACATAATCTGCTTTTTCTACCAACAGGTTTATACAATCTTGATGTAATCTTACAAAATTAGCAATTACAAATTTTGATTTAATATTTTCATTTATAAACGTTGGTGTAACAATGTTGGAATTTATTTTTTTAACTTCTATATCTTGTGAAGTTAATATTTTAACGAATTCATCGTTATTTAATTCCCCGCCGCCGAGCATTCCGTCTTCAACAAAAAAATCTGCTATTAAGACTATTTTCATTAAGCAATTTCTTTGACATCTAAATTGCTTAACCAATCTTCAATTTCAAATTCTTCTTCTGGGCAAATGAAATCAGCAAACTTTTTGTATTGTGTTTCTTCGGTGAAATTTTCAATTATATATTTTTTAAGATCTTTGGCCTGCTTTTTATATTGACCATAGTTTTTATAAACATCTCGGAGATTCTTTCTGTAGTCTCCCGGGTGTGGATAACACCAGAAGGAATCCTGTTGTATAACACCAGGCCAAACTGCTTCTGGTTGAACTTGTTTCAAAACATAGTCAACATTAGCAAAAAGCGGCCTCATTTTTGTTTTACCCTTTTTATCTTTCTTGGGAGCATAAAGAAAATCATTCTGGCCGCTCCAATTAGGAGCGATCACAGGAAGGCTGTTGTAAGAAGCTTCAAATATTGGAAGCCCGAAGCCTTCTCCATGAGAAAGACTTATAAAAGCTTTAATTTTTGGGTTTTGATACAAAGACGTCATTTCGCCGTCACTCATGTCTCCGTGCAATAAATAAATCTTACACTTTCTGTCTTTACCAGCAGAGCAGGCAGTAACAAGCTCGTGTACCACTTTAACTGTTTGATATTTGTCAATGATTGAATTATTTTTTATACTAGCTTTGATAATTAGTCCAACTTCATCATCCATAAATTCTTGTATAAACCACTTAATCGTGTCTTCTAAATTTTTTCTTGGACTCCACTGTGCCACTGATATAAAATTAAAATCATAATCTAATTTTAAATCAATCTTTTCGGGTTCAATATTTCTAACGGAATAGTTAACCACCTCGATGGGAGTAACACATTTAACATCTTTAAGTTCTTGACCAGTATTTTGATCCACGCCACTGTATGAAGTGTTGAGATAAACGTCTTTTGAGTGATTTGATACTACAATAATTTTATCCATAAGCATTGACTTCTGAATCCACTCGGGAGAAACTTTGGTTGTTTCAATTCCAGCAGTATACCCAATATTAACTGGAGCCATACGCTCCCATTCATTAGGTATCGTCACCTGCAAAGATATATCATATACACCTCCGTTATTTTGATGATGAACAGTTTTTGTTATAATTGAATCGATCCAACGACGCTCTTCATCGTCATCTGAAAGCCAACCTGTTTGTCCCCACCCAACAGGAAAAAGATAGATATCAAACCTATCTTGATGTGCTCTTAATGATCTTAAAGCAAATCTTGTTTGTTCTCCGTATCCCGATCTTGTGAGGGCCGGGCCTCTGACTATTATCTTTTTCATGCTACCTCTATTAATTGCCAACCATGGTGGTCTTTTCTATTTTTCCAAGATCCTTTCTCATTGTAAATTTGTGTAAAAATTTCATCCCATTTCTTAACAAACTCTTCGTAGTTATAGTTTTTCATAACATGCTCGCGGCCTTTTCTTCCTAATTCCTCTCTTTCTTCCTTTGTCAAATTATACATTTTTACCAACGCATCAACAACGACCTTCTCGGAAAGTCGATCTTCATAAATATATGGCACCATTTGAGAACCAATAATAGCTTTTGATGTTGGTTCTAGTCCGATGCCAAACCACTCTTTTCCATCGGTAACTTGTTCTTGTAGTCCCCCTGTCATCGTTACAATTATTGGAGTTTCACATGCTAATGATTCAAATGTAGATAACCCAAAGCCTTCGGCATCTGATACACTAATTGTGCAATCTGCCATATTGTACATCATAGCCATAATATCTGAAGGATATTTTTCTTTGGATATTAACACTTGACCACTTGTAAGCTCCAATTCCTTAATGATTATTTCTAAATCTTGCCCATTTGGGTCTTTAGGATCTGTATGCATAATAAGAGACGCCTTATCATGACCGACTTTATCTAGAAAAGTTTTAAACCAATAGATTAAGCTACCACTTTGTTTTCTTCTTGCATTTCGACTATTCCAAAAAACAATAAACTTATCAATATTTTTATCTTCAGGAAAGCTTTGATATTTAAACTCTTTAACTTTGTTTTCTGAGTATTTTTTAAATATATCTGTTTCTGTGGCGTGTGGCAAGTATACACTATCTACTTTTGGAGCAACTTCTTTAACAATGCTGTCCGTTACTTTTGATATTGCTACAACTAAATCATTTGATTCATAAAAGGGCTTGTTGAAGTTGGGATAAGGATAGTTATCCCAAACATGATAGTAAACCATTGGGACCAATGGTCGAATTTCATGTTCTATCATCCATAGCCAGTCAAAGAATCTAGGATCTGTCATAAACCATAAAATATCTGGTCTCTCGCGATGGATCATTGAACGAATCATATCTTGGTTTCCATACCCATCAACTGGAAGTATGATCCAATCGCCATCATATTCGCCAACTTTAATTGGAGTATAATCCGCATGTTGGATTGCTCCACCCAAACTAATAAATTTATATTTACCAGTTTTAATCATACCCTCAATCATCATTTTTGTTTGCAATCCAACCCCTGATTGAGATAAAGGATGATCGCTTATTGTTAAGATCTTAATTTTTTCTGACAAAGTAACCTCTTATGGACAATGTTTTGTTTTATAAAATTCGCAATACCTACAAGATAGTCTATTCTTTATAAAATTTTTGTTACTAATATTGTACAGTGCTTTCTCAAGAAATTTAAGGGCATTTTTAATTTTTTTATTCCCGCTGGCAACTTTGAATAATTCAACCTTGTTCTTTTTAGCCGTTCTTTTAAGAAGAGCAAAATGCGTTTCAATATTATCTAGCTCAACGTTGTGCTTTTTGGAAAAATAATATTTGTAATAAGTTAACTGATAAGTTGTCATTTTATCGTTCTTTCTTCTCGCGTCCCATCCCCAAGAACAGGTTTTCCAGTCGATAACATGATATTTGCCATCTTTTGTCTTCAGCACCAAATCAACATAACCCTTAAATTTGAAATCGTGGGTCTCTATATCTTCAAAAAGAGCTTCTTCCGTACAAACGATTTGATATTTTCCAAAATATTTTTTAAGAGCTGGTTTTATATAATCTAATAATTGCAGGCCTTGATCTTTCATCTCCAAGGCTAGTTTTTTATTGAAATCATAATTGTCGCCTGATAACTTCTTCAGGGCTTCCTTATATTTGGACACGAAATATTTATCTGACTCTGCGTCTTCATTCAATAACATATTTTCACATGTATCATGAACAGCGTTTCCAAATGCAGTATACTCGTTTCCTTGGAAAATTTTAATTTTTTGTAGATTAACTAAATTATGATAATATGGGCACTTGTCCCAATTTTTTAATTCAGAAAAAGAAACATGTTTTTGACTCACTTAATACCTCGTCCATTCTAGTAGTTCTTCAATTTTAAAATAAAGATTAGGGCTTATTTTTTTTAAATACTCTCTATCTTTAAGATGATACTCTTCAAAGCCGCTAGCAAAATACTCCTTTAAAGATGTAGCAGCATATGGCGAGACAAGCAGGCCCATGCTTAAGCTAGTCAGAAGAGGATATCCAACTTCTTTATAAAGAAAGTCATCAAAACTTTCTGAATATTCTGGATTTAAAAAATCCTTCATTTCGATATAAAAATTTTCATTTTTGAGAATACTATATAGTCTTTTTCTTTTGCCTAAAAATTCATTTTTAATTTTATTATCACCATATATCTCTTCTTCTGCCATTTCCTCAACAACGTGAGCAATTTCATGTATAATATCATCAATCATGTCATTTTCGTCCGTCTGATCATTTGTTATATATAGAGCGCCATCCCTATACAGGGCGTTCACTTCTCTTTCTATAAGTTCATCAAATTGACCAACAAAAATAGAATCTAGATTATATACAAAATGCGAAGGAATCAAATTTTCAATTTTTTTAAGAACAAACAATACATCAAAATCTTTTGGTAAAGAATCTTTTATGTAAACCTGTACGTTATTGAAAAATTCGTAGTGAGTTCTGTCTTTTAGCGTTCTAAGAGAAGAACTTTTGATATACTCAGTTATATTATTCCTCGTTGTCATTTTCTGACACTTGCTTACCAACATCCACATCCACTAATGCCTGCTGATATCCTCTAACCCAATTTTCTTCAGCAACCACTAAAAGAAATTCCGGAAATTCTTTTGCAACTGTTTCAACAATCATTTCAACAGAAACGTTTCCATCTTCCGGGTCATGTTGGGTTCCAACATAATCAACAAGCCAGCTTTTCAATTCAGTGTCTTTTCCGACAACTTCATCGAGAGTTGTGTTTGTTCCTTCTTCTGTGTTTTTCCATTCAATTTCCATTTTTTACTCCTTATAAAATTTTTGCCGCTAATGTAGCGACTTTTGAACGCTCTCCTCTGGTCAATGTAATATGACCAGCAACTTCATGCTCTTTAAATTTTTCAACGATATATGTTAGACCATTTGATGTCTCATCGACATACACATTATCAATTTGTTCAATATCTCCTGTCAGAACAAGTTTAGTATTTTCTCCCACTCTTGTCAAAATTGTTTTTATTTCATGTTGTGATAATTGTTGACATTCATCAATAACAATATATGCGTTAGAAATAGATCGACCTCTAATATAAGTTAATGCTTCTATCTCTATTGTACCATCATCTACGTACATGTCAAGTGTTTTTTTATCACTCATCAAATATTCTAGATTATCCTTGATTGGACTCAACCATGGTATCATTTTTTCTTCCATTGAGCCCGGTAAATAGCCTATATCGCGCCCTAAAGGCTGTATGGGCCTAGTTATTATCAAACGGCGATAAGTCGACTCCTGGCCATCCTCAACAGTCTGATGGAGGCCTGCAGCGATGGCGCACAACGTCTTTCCGCTACCTGCTTTACCTACAAGCGTAACAACTGGCACATTTTTGTCAAGCAACAAGTCTAAAGCAAATTTTTGTTCTTTATTTCTGGACCTGACTCCCCAAACATCGCCTTTGTCGATAATTTTTTTGAGATTAGAATTATAGTTAACAAATCTAGCTAGTCCTGTCTTTTTGTCGTTAGAATTAGATACAAGCATAACCAATTGGTTAGGATGCAGCTTCACTTCATCTTTGTCAAGGAATATGTCTTCTCCATCATAAAATTGATCAACAATTTCATCATCAACTAAATGTTTTGTGAAACCAGTATATAATAAGGAACTATTTTGTACAACTTGCCCAACTGTGTAGTCTTGTACCGGGAGTTCTAGAGAATCACACTTAATTCTCATATTAATGTCTCGAGAAACTACAATTATCTTTTTATTGGGAAAATTTTGCTTTTCTGCAAGAACTGTGCCGATAATCATATTATCGGGGTCTTTAGAAGACAATTCTTCTGGTAATAAAGACGTTTCGCAGTTTTTAATGAAAATTATGCCTTTACCTTTGCCTATTCTTACCCCTTTCTTAAGGTTGCCTTTTTCCCTTAAAGAGTCAAGAATTCTAATGGTATTTCTAGCATTTAAACCAACACTGTCTTGTCGTTTCTTGTGTTTGTCTATTTCTTCTAAAACCTTTAAAGGTACCAGTATATCACTTTTTCCAAATGCAAAAATAGAATTTGCATCAGTTAAGTAAACATTGGTATCTAAAACATATGTTTTTTTTCTCACAGTCACATCAAACAACTATTTTTCAGGTGGCTTAGCAGTTACTACTTCCGGTTCTGAAATAATAACAACATAAATTGCCCGAACTCTTTCTTGATCCGTTTCGTATGCCAATTCTAACATTTCATCATATTCTTGTTCAGCTAATTCAACAGGCAATGGGATGGGCGTATTTTTCACTTCTACGGCGCTGGCGACGCAACCGAACAATATTAAACTAAATAATAAAAAAATTATTTTTTTCATGTCTTTCATGTCTTGGATTTCTCCTTTTTCTCTATAATACAAGTATATAGCAAGAAATTAAGATTTATTCCCTAGTTATAATTAGAGAGGACATAACATAATGAACAAAATAATTAAATACGTACTGCTTTCTGTTATCTTTGTTGTAATAGCGCTATTAATTTTTTCCTGCGGCCTAAATTCATCTTATTTGACTACAGGTGGCCTTAATGAAGGAAATAAAAGCTTTAGAGAATCATTTTTGAAAGTTGAAAATAAATTTTCTACTCGAGAGTGTATAGAGAACGAACAAAAACAACAAACTGAGTGTAGAATAGAAAGAGTAATATCCTCTGCATCAGCTTTTGTTGTTAGTACTGGAAAAGCCGGCTCATATGCAATAACTGCAGCGCATTTTTGTGAAGACGACATGGATCTTCTTGTGCGGTCAGTCATCAAAGGAATTCCGATAAAAAAAATTAAATTTTATGCTTATGATATCGATATGAAAAAATATGATATCAATGTCATAAATTATAATAAAAAATTAGACATATGTTTGATTTATGTCAAAAAGCTTCAACGAAAACCAGCATTAATATCACACTATCCGCCAAAACCAGGTGATAAAACATATAATTTAGCTGCGCCGATGGGTCTGTTTCATAAAAACATGATTCCCAAATTAGATGGTTATTTCGCTGGATATTTAACCAGAGATCCATCTGATAAGGAACAAATATTTGCCATATATTCAGTACCGGCGATTGGTGGAAGTTCCGGATCTCCTCTTTTCAATAAAGACGGCTATATAATCGGAATGATTCATTCAGTTAATATAAGATTCCCATTTTTGACATATTCTCCAACTCACAAACAGTTAAAAGAGTATATACAGGAAAATGTGCCTTATTAACGATATGTTACTGTTTGTTATCATTGTTATCGCTTTTATTTGGTTTAACATACCCATCTTGGTACCATCCGCCGCCTTTTAATGCAAACGAGCTTTTAGATACAAGCTTTTTACATCTTCCACCACATCTTCGTTCTAAAGAGCCGCTAATCACTATATTATCGCATTTGGGCGCCCTTTCCTCGACTTTTTGCATAATTTCGAAGGAAAAGCCGCATAATCGGCACTTGTATTCGTAAATTGGCATAATTTACTAAATTATCTCATCCACAATCCCATACTCAAGACATGTCTCAGCATCAAACCATAGGTCGTGTTTTAGTATCTCATTAAGCTTTTTCTTAGGTATTTTCGTATGTTCGTTGTAAATATCCTTGATAATTCGCATAAAAAGGTCACAATTATCTATACTATCCTTTAATTCTTCGTATTTCCCCCACATTCCGGAAGAAATTTGATGAATTAGCATAAAAGAGTTGCTTCTTATCTGTCTGTGGGCACCAACAACGCTAAAAAGAGTCGCTGCAGAGGCCGCGCAGCCCTCAACTACTGTAACAACTGGCACTTCACATGATGTTATGTAATCTACGGCCGATAAACCCGCAAAAACACTGCCTCCAAAGCTGTTTACGTGCAAATATATGTTAGCAGGGTTATCTAAACCCAATAATTGCGCTTGATTAAGCAAATTATCATTCAAATTCCTTAAGCTCTTGTTCAAAACAAGGATTTTCTGCCTAGAAACCTCTGAATAGTAGTAAATTCTGTTGTTTGTTGTCTCAACAACGTTGTTTTTATCACTAGTAGCAACAATTGGGGCAGTTTCTTTTTCTTTGTTGTCTTTTCCAGCCCAAAATATGTCTTTCATGGTTGAACCTTCTTATTTTTGTCCTTTTTTCTCTGTTTTTTGCCTTTTTTCTCTGTTTTTTCCTCAAAAATTGGGTTTTTTCTTAGTTTTACGACATATTTTAGGCCTGCGGGGCCACAACGTTTAACTTTTACCTGAATTTTATCGTTTTCAGACAAAAGTTTAACTCTTGTCTTGTCCGCATCTTGATATTCGTTGAAATATGCTATATTTTTCCAAGATTTACTAGCATTTTGATCAGTTTGATCAATTTTCTTATGTTTTATTGCCATTTTAACCTCTTGTTGTGTTATACTTTCAACTTTCTTACGTTTCGTTACCATTTTAACCTCTTTAAAGTGTTGATTAGCCCAGCCCTCAAACCAACGGTTCCACCCTCAGGGTCATTCATCTGGTGGAGGCGGTGGGAATCGAACCCACGTCCAAAAATCATCAAATATACTGTCATTCACAAGATTATCTGGTTTTTGAACCAGCAAACTGCTCAGTAGCTCAATTAAACGTGCGCACCACTTATTTTTTAAAAGAAATAAGAAACTTTTTGCTAGTTTTGGGGAATAAGGCCACTAGCAGCCTCAGATTACGCAGCTAAGGCGTAATCAACTTCAACATTATCGTTGGCAGTTAAAAATTGAATGTTTATGCTGTGACATTCACACAGTCTTGCCAGATATATCATCATAATCTCTGTCGAAACCAGGACACCCCCAAATTTTAAAAGAACTGAAGTAAGTATACACTATTTTTTATTTATTGTCAAGATCTTCAAAATAATTCTCTGTATTGTACTTTTTTATTAATTTTTTGAAGTGATCTAGCTTAATACCTAAAAATCTGGCTGCTTCTTTCTTAGATCTAGTGGCTGAAAGAGAATATTTTAATATAGCGTCTCTAACTAAATAAGGAATTGCTGAGAATATAGGTATACCATATAGATAACCTCCTACAGATTTAGCTGCTAACTCTAATTTTAAAGCAATTATCTCTTCTAAAGTTAAATTATTTAACATAACTTCAAATTCATCATGAGATTTATTTTCTTTTCTTAATTTATTACAAATAGAATAATATCTATTTTTTCCTTGAATTTTCTTCTTTTTGTTCCAATTCATATGATTATTTACTTCAGAAAGATCTAAAAAATATTATAGCACAGATTTTAGCAATTGTTAACTATCATCTTTCGTTATTTTATCTGACCCTCTTGCGCCAGCTCCGGCAGGAGTTAGTTTATATGCGCGCGGTTGCCCGCGTAAACTCGAAACTCCTTTGACCCCAGCTGAAAAAGGTGGAGGTGTAGACTCTGCCCCGGCTGCTACAGCCGTGCCCTGCCCAGACTGTTCCGCGCCATCTATATCTAATAAAGTTCTGTCATCTGATGGATGATTGAAAGCACTATTAAACGTAAAATCAGAGCTAATATGAGGATTTGTAGTTTCCACAGGATATCGCCAATAATGAAATCCGTATGCACCGACTTCCACTCGATTGGGGCCGCGCTTGAAGTTACGAAAACCACTATTACGAATATCATCCCGAACGGTATCAGATCCATTGGAAACTGCTGGAGATGAAGACTGTGAAATACGGAAATCTGGAGTCTCGTTCATAAAAGGTCCTCCGTCGTTTGGAAACGTTACTGGATTGAATTCAGTATTGGTGCCAATAGTCCCAGTTTGTTTCAAGCCTGGATTTACCCTTAATTCAGTTGCAGCTAATGACGCAGGGTCGGCTTCTCCAAAGTCTAACACATCATACGCTTTGTCCGCGTCGAAGAATTCGCCGTTACCATCTTCATGACGCATGTTTCCAGTTAGTATGTTATTTAAGCGTACGATCACCGAGTCAACATTAATCTGCAGACCATAACCATAAGTAGCATTTGCTCCACATCTTGCGACAATATTATTTACTACTTTTGCCGGTCCAACCGCGTAGATTCCTCCATAACTGCAGCTTACAACTGTATTGTTGTATATGTTTACTCTTTGGGCGCCGGCGGAGATGCCGGTGGCATGGCCATATATTACATTATTTGTAATATATATGGTGTCTGCTGCTGGCGCTGGAGAGACCGATCCAACAGCGATGGCCTTACCGCCGGCGTCGGACGCTTGCGGGCTCCCTCCGCGAAACGTACAGCAATCTATTCTACTTGGCCAAGCGGCGCTCTCACCCGGGGTCAGGTTGAATATTACATGTGATAATCCGCCATGGCTTTGACTGAATTCGCAATTAAGAAATCTAGCTGACCCGGGAGTATTGGTTTTATAACAATGTCCGTTGGTTTTGATCCAATTTGAAAAATGTAAATTTTCAATTATTAATCCACCGCCATCACCGGCTGCGTAATTGTTTGTGTTGACTGCTGCATACCCATCAGCACCGTTTGAAGTATTTTGCAAATTTGAAGATCCATCGCCAACAATACTTGGGCGGTATGGAGACGGATCTGCAAAGCTCGGGCCGCAACCTCTTACTGTTAAGTTTCTTATATTATCACATGCTATACGTTCTTCGTATGAACCAGACTCAACAAGAATGAGTACCCTTACACCGGTTCCTACGGTTTCATTATTAGTGTCATCAACAGCATCTAATACATCGATTGCCTTGGCTATTGTAAGATAAGGCGCAGACGATGAATCACCATTGTTGCTTGTATCGTGACCGGTTTTTGATACATATTTAGTGTGAGTTGGCGCCGCAACATCATCATAAAAAGTTTCGCTATTTCCTAAAGTAGTTGGCATAATAACTTAATTAGTTTCTATTTTATAAATTTATTCCATGGGTTCCAATTCTAGTTCTTCTCCCGGGACTTCTGGCTCGAGTTCTAGAGCTTCCGGTTCTTCTAATGGGGCCTCTTCTGGCGCTAATTCTACAGTTTCTTCTTCCCTAGTAGCTGAAATCTCTGCTTGGACTTCTTCTTCCCATGTATCAAAATATAAATTTAATTGTTCTTTCATGTTATCATAAAAAACTTCTTCATCTGTAGTGTTCCCCATTCTATTCCAATAACGCAATAAAGAAGCTTTCACTTCGGTTAAATTAAAAGTGTCAAAAGCTTGTTTTATACCTGTAACATCCCCATATTCTACTCCGGGAACTTTAAATGATTCTAATTCCTTGTCTTCTTTTTCCTCGGGTGTTTCTTTTTCAGGCTCTGTCCCCATTAAACGATCATCTTTATCAACTGAAATGGTAATTTCTTCTTCTTGTTCAGCAAGATCAACTTTGGAAACCTCTTTGGTATTGTCTCCTGGTGCCTGCATCGCGCTTTGAGTTTCAAGAGTTCTTAAAACATGATAAACAATGTGTTCTCTGAACGTTTCTCTTTGCTCTTCCGTTGATTTTAATTCTTTATATCCCAATTTAAGTCTTTTTAAAAATCCTGTGTCCAAAAATAAAGAATCTAAGAAGTTTTTGCCAGTTTCAGGATATAGCGGCTCTCTTTCTTTCTCTTGAAGAACTGCTTTGCGGATTAAATTTCTTAATTTTTTTTCTTCGTCAAATTGTTTGTTTGTTCTTCTTTCTTTTACAATTTGGATAGCTTTACGAATATACTTTCTAAGCTTAAGTTCATTTATA